GGGTGGGGGTGGGTGGGGGGCGCGGGCTGTGCATCAGGCGTAAAACAAAGACCTAGATAAAAATATAAAAATATAAAAATAAAATATTTACGCCTTTCTCGACCTACTATCTCGCTATTTTCGCAATTTATCTCTGTTAGTAGGTTGTTGTTTTCGTAAGTTCTCGTTAATTGAGATACTTACCCTCGGCTGGGATCGAACCAGCAACCTACAGATTAGAAATCTGTCGCTCTGTCCTATTGAGCTACGAGGGCGTAATTTCGTTTAAAAGCCCGTTAAACGCGTTTTGTTGCCTTACTGCTACGATGTATCGGTTTTCTACTTCTGAGCATTCCTGCGGGCTTGTGCGCTAATCTATAGGCATTGCGTGTTCTGAGTTGATCTACCCCCGCACGGATAGCTTAATTGTTACGCTATCGAGGGTAGATCACCTGTTGTTTTTAGAAAAAGGGTAAATTGGATTGGCTAGTCTTCGTAGCCTATTGTGTCCCTGAGTTGGGTTATCGCATTACTAGGTGTTTCGCCTATTTTCCACGGTGGGGTTTCCCATACTTTAACGACTTCCTTTGCGGCGGCTTTTAGCTTTGCGAGTTCTCTCTCTGCTAGGAATAGCTTACCTCTAACGGATTCTTCTCTCTCCGCGCTCATACCTAGCAGTCTGGCTTGTGCGTCAGATTCGTATCTAGCCTCATCTCTCTCAATCTCTGCTCTTGCAGCCATCTCTACGGCGCATTCCCATTTGTTACTCCAGCCCTCGATTTCGTGCCGCGCTTCATCCCTCTCGCGCTCCAGCCTAGCCATCTCGTCAAAGACATTAATCTTGCCTTGGTTCCACCTCTCTACAGCCTCGTATGTTTCAGGCGTATCTTTCATTTGTGCTTAGATTTTCTTTTTCTTCTTCTCGCTCTTGCTGACGATATACGAGATGTCGATGTTGTTCTTCTTTAGGAATCCTAAAATAATCTGTAGGTCGATCTGGAGGGTTTCGTTCTCCTCGGTTAGAGCGTCGATAGCCTCGTATGCGTCATTCAATTCTTTCTCCAACTCCGAGTCTGTTGCCTTATTCAATTTGATAGAATCTGTCATAAACTGACAGCTTTTAACAATTACAGGACCGATCTTCTCGAAATTGCAGTCTGGCTTCTCTATCTCGGCAATAGCCCAGTCTAGCTCGTTTAGTATCTCTTCAATTTTCATCCCGAAACACTATCTGCATCTGTAGGTGTCGTAAAGGCGAATTACAGCTTTTTCTCTTCGTGCAGCTTCTTTATAAGACTGGCTACACGCTTGGCTTGCGGGGTTTCCTCTCGGATGATTTGCTCGTAGCAGACATCTCCGTATCCACGGAATATCTGGACATTATTAGTCAACCACCCCATGTGGTAGCCCTGCTTCATTTCGTTAATGAATTCCGCTGTTAGCTCTTTATCAAGAACGAAGTTATTGTTCCCGAACTTCCATTCCCAATACTCTCTAGGCTGGCAATTGATATGCCCGTGTCCTCCTTGACCCGGCTGCGCTGCGCTAAAGATAATCGTCGGCGCAATCTCGGTTAGTTTCTTTGCAACATCATCCGCCTTAGATTCGCTGATATGCTCTGCTACCTCCAGACAGATAGCTAGATCGTATTTGTCCGTAATGTCGAACATGCTGATCTGCTTCTCTGGGCAGCGGGGATCTGGGTCGATTCCTTCTACTTCAAAGCCTAGTTCACGGAGAGCCTGCACATAAATCCCCGGCCCGCATCCTACATCAATTATTCGCATATTATTGTTAAACATAAACCCGCTTCATTGCGTCCAGACCGTTGCCATCTGCATACCATCCCTTGCCTGTATAGACATCCAAGACATCCTCGAAATATTTCTCATACATCGGGGCTACCTTCTCTAGCGTGAAGTTCTCTCCGAACTTGCGGCAATCCGCTGGGTCGATCTCATCAATTCTTTTGATAGCATCCACAAAGTCTCCCATAGTCCGGCAACGATAGCCAGTCTTTCCGTGGATATTATTCTCGGCGAAGCTGCCCCAGTCAGTCGTTATCGTTGGAGTTCCAGACAGAAGGTTCTCAATCTGCACTCCACCGAATGGCTCCACATACATGCTTGGCAGGAATGACGCTTTAGCTCCTGCCATAAGTTTCTTTCGCGTAGGAACATCTGCATATCCGATGTATTCCACATGGTCTGGAAGGTGGTATCCTTCTTCTTTCTGACCAGCAATAATCAACTTAACTCCAGCCTTCTCGGTAGCTTGGATAGCGACATTAACGCCTTTGCCGTTATACACTCTCCCCATATACAGGAAGTAATCTTCCTTCTTATCGTTGAAGTCGAAATCTTCGACATCGAAGTAATTAGGAATAACGACATCATACCAATCTTGGTTGCATTGTCCTACATTCTTTAACCCGCAGTAAGCATGATAGATAGCGTAAGATTCAAAGATTTTCCACCTAGCCCAGTGTCCTCCAGCGTATCCGATACCCGGCTCGACTGTAATCATGTCAGGATGTGCGTCACAGATAGGGCGAACTCCACTTCCCCAGAACGGCAGGATGAAATCATTCTTCTTCTTCCGCTGACCGATAGCTTTAATCGCATTGCGGTAGAATGTCTGGTATGCGTGGTCTTGCGTATTGAACTTAAAGAATGTCTTACGCCAATCGTGTGATCCGTAGCTCTCCTTGAAATCGTCATTTGTTAGGACTGATACATGCTCTGTGCAGATCAAGTCGCTATCTTCGTGTCCGTAGTGGATGACTTCATGTCCACGCTCCGTCATCATCTTTCCGAATTTGACGACCTTTTGCGTATATGCACAAGCGTTAAACTCTTTAGATGTAACGGTATGCGGAAGCCCAAGGCAGTGGTATGTGTGTTTCATGTGTTATGACTTTATTTATTTTTTCCTACTTCTTCTTCCAGTCAATCGAATCGTAGTTATCGTAATACTTGCTAGTCACAGGGCGTGGCCTATCGCCCTTCCCTGCTCCAGTAGTCTTGGATTTGATTTGATTGATTCTGGCTTTTCTATCTTCGCTGTTTTTTAGTTTCATATGCGGTAAGTTGTATATTGCTGTTTTATACTGAATAAAAGATATTCAGCAGGAACGAGTATGCATCCTCTTTTCAGATGTGAGGTTGCCAAACTTGCGGACTACCCAGAGTCCCCTCAGTTCGATGTGGCGGTATTTCCGCTCATCCGGTAATTATACATCTGCCTGCCGAAAATTATTGATCGGGCTAGACGCTACTCTAGCTTGAGGTCAGAGATTAACGATAGCAACCTGACTGCTCTGTTTACACTATCTTAACTAGCGTGTCCCCATAGCCCTTGGCTACAGCACAACCCATTGGGAAGTGGCTTCCACGCCGCCGATCAAAATGTTTCAAAGAGCTAACCCGCCAATTATGTTCATTGCTGTGCTAGAGGAACAGCGGGTATGTTTATATTTTTAGACTATCACAGTATGGCTGATAATCAAATTGTTTTAAAATAAACCGCAATTTATTTTATCAAAAACGCTGGAGTGTTTTCACCGACATATGCACCCTCAACATTATATTGAAAATATTCCTCCGCTTCTTCGTGAGACATATTTTCCATCAAAACTTCAATGCATTGTTCCCTGTCATAAACAGCAAACGGAGTATTGAACTGCCTAGCTATACCTATGAAGGCAGAATCAAATCCGTCAGCTAGTAGGATTGACTCGTCCTCCCCGATTAGTTCGTCCACTTTTTCTTGTATTGTTTTCATGTTAAGTTATTTTCTCTAATTTCATTCCAAAATTATTTACTCCGAAATAATTATATCCTTCTTTTCTAATCAGTTTGTTTTTTTTAAAAATACGATAATTAACATGGTGATGCCAACGACCGTATTTTTTTGTTACTTTAACGCAGTCAGGGTGCTGTTCAGCAAGAGATTCAGCAAATGATAGTCGATTTGTTCCATCGTTATAAACAGTATCTGTATTTCCTCCCTTCATCTTCATTGTTTGCGTTTTTTGTTGAGTGAAAGCTAAAAATAAAACTGTTGCATATCCCTCTTTAAGAATGCGAATAGACAAGTCTGTATCTTCATTGTATTTACCGCGCCACCTAAATGGCAGATCATTCTTAATAAGAATCGTGCTGTATATTCGTGTGTTCAATCTAAATGCTGGCCAATTACATTTAGATTTACAAAAAAAATCATATTCTGGACCAGCAAGAGCAATGTTTTCATATCTATCTACAAAATCTTCCATTGCATAAAAATAAGCAGGAGAATTACATCTGTGCTGATAGTTATTATTCATTCTATTAAACTGCTCAATATTATCGTCTAATATCCAATGCCTTTTATACCCAAGAGATATGCTATGTTCCCAAACAAAGTTTCTTGCTGGTATTGATCCAAGTCCTAAATCATTAAAAGGTAGTGTTATAATTTTACTTTCATCAACAACTTTTTTATATTGGTCAAATTCATTAGGCTCAATAACAAGATTAAAGTTGCATCCCATATTTGTTAATGCTTTAGTTGTTAATATACAATCATATCTACCTTTGCTTATTACATAGATTGGATATTTAAACATAATGATGACTAGATGCTATTCTATGCGGCATTTCTGGATACCAGATAGAGGGTTGTTTAGGGCCAATTCGTTGGTTTATTAGTTCAGCAAACCGCTTAAAATCATCATCATTTCTAAAATGAACTATAATTTTTCTATTAGATGTCAAGTCGTCCATCGAAAATTCTGGCATCCCATTCCACTCCAACTGCCAGTCTGTTTGAACTTCAAATAAATTTAGTTGATCTTTATTTTTCATTAGAAATATTGTTTGTCGGCATCATTTTTCTTGTATTGTTTTCATGGTTTATTGTTCAACAATTCTCTGCTCAAATCTCGCTTGATGCTTGATAAACTTCATCGGTATGGAAATCGCGGCGCCATGCCTGTTATGCGTAATCTGCATCAAGTAGTCTTCTGGATTCTTCGATTCTTCGTCTTGAATGATTCGCGTGAAGGAATCGCAGTCCATGTAGAATGTTCTCGATTCACGGACGGCTCCCTGCTCGTTTAGCTGTGCTAGAAGGACAATGCAGACATTCAGTTCCTTTGCGACGATCTTTGCAGTTCTGGATACCTCTGCTACCTCACGCTCGCGGTTCTTGGGATCGCTGCCTTCCATTAGCTGGGCATAGTCAACCATGATGATCTCAACCTTATGCTCGGCGACCAGCCTCCTGCACCTAGCACGGAATTGGTTCACATTCATGCAAGCCTCGTCAACGATATGGATCGGCCTATTCATCGTCTCAGCGATAGCCTTCTGAAGCCTGAAGTGATCCTCTTTGCGTAGCTTGCCGTCCAGCAAGTCTGAGAGGGCGATGTTTGAGATGCAGGCGATATGCTTGTCCATGATTTCCTCGGCGGACATCTCCATCGAAATGATAGCAATTGGAACATTGCTCTGGATCGTAGGATTCGTCACCATCTGTAACGCAGAGGTTGTCTTGCCTGCCTTCGCAGCACCAGCGATGACATGCAGCGTCTTGGGCCTAAAAGCCCGTGTAGCCTTGTCCCACTTGGATATGCCTGATGGATGCCCTCTGTTGATCTCTCCGTTCGTTCTAGCGGCATCCTCCCACCGATTCACGCAGGATGTGAGGACATCTTTAGCAACGCGAACATCGGTCTTTGTGGATACCATTCCGGTGATCTCTTTGCTAGCTGTTTCCTGTAGAGTTTCTGGATCAATCGTCCTGTCGAACGCATCCACAAAAATCTGCTTGCAGGTTAGAAGAATCCTTCTGCGGATCATCACATCTTCCATAGTCTGGAGATAGACATCCCAGTTGGCGGATGTGGGAACAACCGTGTATATCTCGGTGATACCTTGCTCTCCACCTGCCTCTTCCAGCAGACCCTTATTCCGCAACTCGCAGGTTAGCGTTAATAGGTCGATGGCTTTCTTGTCATACCACATATCCACAATCGTCTGCCAAATATGCTTGTTGGCGTCGAAGTGGAAGTGGTCCTTGTTCACACGATCAACTGTTTTAGAGATGATCTTGTTGCTGTTCATTGCAGAGCAAAGGAATCCTTGCTCCGCATTTATATCATGCGGTAGTTCACGCTTCATAGGCAGCGTCGATTTTATGCAGGAACGCTAGCCCGTCAATACTATTTTCGCATTCCAAAAAGATTTAGTAGTTCATCTATTGAACTAGAACCGCTGGGCGGTGGAATGTAATCGTCTTCCTCGACATCCGGCTCTTGATTGAAGCCCTGTTTGTAGCCCTCGTCGTATGTAGTGTTGAAGAACTTCCTGAACCCTGAAGCGGTAAGCGTCACCTTGCCGTTTTCCAGTTGCTCCCGTAGCGCAGGGTTCTTGGACAGGTAGTAAGCAAATAATTTGTCTTTACACATTTAATTTAGTGTATAAATATATTAACGAATATTCAACCAAACAATTTCATTTATGAATAGCTTAAAAGAACAGTATAAAAATATGCTTAGAGGCAACATGGAAGCTGCAAAAGCCAAGAGTGAGGGCGCTGAAGAATATGCTACAGAGCTATTTTTCAAACAAAATCCTATGGGAAATAAAGAAGATTTTATAAAAACATATCGGAGAAAACTAAATGAACCAATAAAAGCTCCTGACGCTAATAGCGCGGAAGTTAAATTCGGATCGAATCCAAAGAATACTGATTATAGAGGATTCCGCCGACCCTATTAACCTGTATTTTGCTATTTTATTTTTCATCAAAACATTCTGTAATAGAATATGAAAAAATACAACTCCCTCAAAGCGTTCTACGATCAGCCGAAAGACGGAAAGAAGATCACGAAAGAGCAGCAGAAGGCTCGCAAGGGTTTTACGAAGAACCGAGAGACTGGCAAGGTAAAGGCAAAGCAACTCGGCAAACTAAATTACTGATATGGCTAAATACGGAAACTACGGCTGGAGTCCTCGTCAGATGGAGCGCATTAACGAACGCCGCGCCAAAAGAGGTCAGGAAGAATTGCGTAATCGCCGTTACGAAGATGAGCCAGAGGAAGAGCGTCAGCGTCCTTCTGTGCGTCCAACACCAAGTCCAGCTACAAGCCCCTCTCCCAGTCCTGCACCTAGTCCTGCACCTACTCCAGTAGAATACTCGGAAGAGAGTCCTTCAATGGCGGCAGAGGCTTTTCAGAGAACTGGTGAATTTAGGAAGAAGTTTAAGCCAGCGGGTTCCATGGCTGCTCAGTATGGATACAAGAGCAGTTTTCCTGTTAAGAAAGATTCATCTATTAATAGCGCCTACAAGCGTCTATAATTTAATCAGGTTTATCCCAAACCTCTCAGCTATCTCAATCGCAGTATCGTCGTGAGCATAATGTTCCCGATACACAACTTCAGTTATACCGTAGGCTGAAATCATTCTTAGGCAGTTCCCGCAGGGGAGCAATGTGCAAGCAAGCAGTCTGCATTCGTTTGGTCTGACATACCGAAGCGCATTCTGTTCTGCGTGGATAACGAACTTCCTGCGTTCTTCTCGGTCTGACCAGTATTCGTCAACATTAGGAGGAAAGCCGTTGTAGCCTACCGAGGCAACCGAGTTGTCGTGTCGCAGCAATACGCAGCCAACCTTCTTCCACGGGTCTTTAGACTTACGCGCTACTACTTCAGCGATGCTTAACGCATATTCGTTCCAGTTCATATTTCAAAAAGGACAAAGTTCAGGATCAATTTGAGGTTCTCTTAATCCAAGTTTTATTTTCAGTTTTAGTAATTTCTCTTTCTCCTTCTTGCTTTTCTTTGGAGTTTGATTTTTGGGCTTCTTGTATTTCCATCCGTCAGGAGTCGGTTTTGTTTTTGCAATCCATTTCAATTTACGAATTTGCTCTACGGTAGCCATCAAGTTTGGAGGTATAGAACAAAACACGCTTTGAGTTATCTTTAGAACTCCACAAGCCATATTGATGCCGTGCATTGTATTATTTCTTACAATATCACTTATTAACATCATTGAAACTAATTGCTTCTGCTTAAGTCCTTTAATTTTTCCACTGATCTTTTTAGCATCCAAATTCAGCACATCTTCCTTTCGGTGCGGAAACCAGAGGAATCCATGCTTTATTGCTGCGTGAATTAAATTATGACAAGGACGACAAAGGAGCATTAGTCTTTGCTTTTGCTCAAACTCATTAAGGTTAAATAGATATTTTGTGTGATGAACATCATTGCCGGGTTTCCTGCATTTCTCACAAAGTCCGTCTTTGTTTTTCAAGAACGATTGTCGAAGTATTTTCCATTCCTGTGACTTCAGGTATTCATTCCTATACTCGTTTCGAGTCATCTTGAATTGCGGAATGTTCTTTATTCTTCTATATGCTTTCTTTCCGATCTTGTTGGTATATCCCATAAAAATCCTTTCTAAATAAAAAACACAATTTGTGGTTCTTTATTACGGTTCTTTATTACGGTTCATATTAGATGGGGTGAACGGGTTCACCCCTACCTACCAGTGAACGCATTCACCCCTACCATACCGTGAACGGGTTCACCCCTACCCCATCATGCTTCTTGCTTTTAGGTATGACGGAATACAGGATTTTTTTACTCAATTTATCAGCCCCAAGTTGCTCTATATTTATATTGTAGATGTTTGAAGTTCGCCTTCCCTTGCGATCAAATCTTTCTTCAATTTCAATTAGGCCGATAGCCTCAAAGGCATGAAGATATTTCTTTGCTGTCTGTTCAGATACTTTGGACATCTTGGCTATCCTTTTTATCGAAGGCCAACAAGCCCCGTCGTCGCTGGCGCAATCAGCTAACGCAATCAACACTAATCTAGCATTACCGCTAGTTTCGCTTTTCTCGAAAACTTCCGAGAGGATTCTTACACTCATAACAATAAATAAACCCCTCTGTTGGCGCATCTGGAGGTATAGAGAGTTTGAGCAAACAACGAGTGTTGCTCCAGAATACGCCAAAAGAAGGGTCTTGTTTATTATTCATTGTTGTTTGCTTTTATTTAACTCAAGGCTCTCTAGTTCCTCGATAGGTCAACAATATGCTACAGCATTCATATGTCAAGCCTGTATAAAATCAAAAACCCGTCTCAATAGGTTAGTATCAAGACGGGCATTTCGGGCGGGTGAAAGATGAAAATACAATACACTATTTTCAACAAGCGTCAAGTGGTTTGAAAGAAAAACTACCTTGAATTTCCGTCAGTATTGTTCAACAATAACTAGGTGAACGCATTTCATTCCGGTTGCATCGGAGATATTATCTACTCCATTCCGACGATGAAGGCATTAGGTGTAACGAACCTTTATGTCGATGATCGTCCGTGGACAAAGCCAATCGTGCATCGTATCGACGCATTCAAGAGACTGATCGAATCGCAGGGCATCGAGGTCAAGAAGCATGAAGGAGAAAATATCGACTTCGATCTTTCCACCTACCGCAACGGAGGAATGATCTACGGGGATACTATCGCCAACCGAGTAGCAAGATGGATGGGAGTTAAGATCGACTTGTCCAAGCCGTGGATGCAGATTGACGAGAAGAATCCTGCAACGAAAGGTAAGATCATCGTAAGCCGTGGAGCTAGGTGGCACGGAGAGTTCTTTCCGTGGAACAGGCTAACTAGTGAGCTAGGTCACAAGATGGTATTTGTTGGGCTACCGGAAGAGCATCAAGACTTCTGTTCGCTATTCGGGAATATCGAATACTTGCCCACAATCGACCTGTATGATGTCGCAACAGCTATTGCGGGTGCTGACCTATTCATCGGCAATCAAAGCTCGCCTAACTCCATTGCAAACGGAATACACGCCCCAAGCATAGTAGAAACATGCCTATATGCGTTTGATTGCATATATGAACGGGGCAACACTACCTACTGCCACGATGGTATCTTGAAGGTTCGATTTGACGGAATGACGGTTATTTCGGAAAATCCTTCGCCAAAACACGGGTGGAAAATCGACATCTTCGGAAGAACGCTAAAGGCTGGCGACAGGCATATCTGCATCGCACTCGCTAGAGCTGATTGCTTTTTGCGAAAGATTTACTACAATGTTGACCAACTGACAGAACTTGCGGAGAAATACTAAATGGCTAATATTGCGTTACAGGATGGGAAGGTTGTATTGAAGGATGGGAAGGTGAGCTGTAGTTGTTGCGCCACGCCCTGCAATTTATGTGAGAGTGTTTTAGTTACCTCGCCGCTGTTGCAGACAATTCAAGATTCTACATCTGTATCTGTAACTTATGATTTTCCTGCATTTGAAATTTTCCCGCAAGTTTCTGGAACTGAGACTTTGCCGTGGGATGGAGTTTCGGCTTACAAAGATATACAATATGATGGGTTTATTCGTTTAGAAATTGTAGGAAATTGTTTTAGAATTTTTATCGTAGAAGTAAGCGGATCAAATCGAGCGGTTAATTTTTATACAACAGGTCAAGATTGCGGTTTCCCCACTGATCCATTTTCTGTTCATCAATTTTTCACGATACCTGTAAATGGAACTAATATCGACGCTTTTCAGTATGCAATAGAATTTAGTTCTTATCCTCCAGGGTTTTATCCAGCGCCAACTATAAGCATTTCATTTTCGTGACGGAAAATAATTATACCCGTTTACTTGCCCGCTTCGGCAACGCCGCACACCGCTTCGCCAACTCTGGCTTCAGCACCGCCCCGTTGGAAATCCTCACTGACCGCGAAGCCGCGTGCCGCGCCTGCCCCGAATGGGACGCCGCTGCTCTAAATAACACTGGTAGATGCAAGAAATGCGGATGCAGCACTTGGGCTAAATTACGCATGGCAACAGAAAGATGCCCTCTCGGAAAGTGGGAAGCTGTGAGCGTGGAAGATAGCAAGCAGTAGATTATTGTTGAACAACACTATTGATAATAATATAGTTCCCGATTTATGCAGCCGATCAAGACAACAAACGCCATGAACCCCGCGCCAGCAAAGGGGATCGAATCATTTCCAACTCCGGTAATAGACGATGTTGTTATCTCGGAGATCGTCAATTCGTGGAAGGGAGACTACCAGCCGCTGGAATACGGAACGCTTTGGAAGGATGTTTCTCACGCCCCGAACCAAGGCAGCTTCCCAGAGCATAAGCTAGTTTACCAGCAGCCAACTAGCGAAGATGGGAAGTGGGTAAAACGCATCTGGGTTAATGATCGCGTCAATCAAGACAGCTACAACTACGCAATCAAGTATAGCGCAGGATCGCAGGATCACCCGATCTACATTAGGACATATATTGTTCCGAGGGAGACATACGCCCCGCTGCTAGACGGAACACCTGATCCGCTATTCCCCGGCGCATTGCTGGTTGACGAGGAAGCTGTAAGGAATGAGGGCGAGTTAGATTCTAAATACATTACAGTAACGCGAGTTTATGAGACGCTGCCGGGTCCGCAAGTTCCAACGAAACGCTACAACGAGCGAGGCGACTTAGAGACTGTCATCGTTCAAACCGTTCCTCCATTCACGCCTCCTGATCCAGATGGGCTTCTCGTCACTGGATCGCAGGTAGTGCAGGAGGAGATGGGTAAGGGCGTTAAGACGACATCTACTGTTCCACAGCATACCCCATTGGGTATTAGCGAGAAAAAGGCTGGATTGCTTGGTGAAACATTTACGACAGATGAAATCGTTCCTCCCAATACGCCAGCAGACCCGCTTACACTACAAGTTGTTTCTTCTTCCGTAGAAAAATTATCAGCAACTAAAGCGAGAAAAAGAACCACATCTGGAAGCCCAACTAATCTATCATCTGAATCATTAGTTGAATCACCGCTAGGACTTGTAAATGGGAAGCTGGATAATTCAATTGTAGCACCAAGCACGGTTCCAAATGGATCATTAAATGTAGTAAAGGATTCAATATCTCCAATTGATTCAGCTAAATCAGAAAGACAAAAAGTTACAGTTTCAACTTGGCCTAAAAATGTAGGTGTAGATTCCGACGAGCAACTTGGATTTGGCGTGAGATATGAAGAAACAATTGTAAGTCCAGACCAATTTCTAAACGCACAATATTGGAAAAATTTAGATTACATTGATTACAAACCGATAGATCAATGGAAATCACTAAGGCGTGAAATTGATAGAGAAAAACTAGCAGAAGTTTTGTTGGCAAAATGGATAAGAACTCCAGTTCAAGTTAATGTTACATTGCCAGACAAGCTGCTTGGAGTTAAGGTTTATTGGGGTCATAGTTACGGAGCAGGCAAATCGTTCGATCACGGTTTTGCCGTTTCTTCCTCAAATTACAATTTAAGTTCTTCTGGAAGCTCAAAAAACTCTTATGGAGTAAACGGAGATATTTATTTCAATATTCAGCAAGGATACTCAGGGCCACTTAATGGCGAAAAGCATATATTCTTTATTGAGATAGGAAAAGATAATCGGGTTGAAGATCAAGAAATTGTTAAGACATTAAACAATTTTCGAGAACACGGAAGCAGAACGCCACCCACCAGACCACCGCCACCGCCCGGTAATCCTTTTCCAATTTATGCAACAACTCCAGCTAATTACTACAAGCCTTGGCCGTATATTCAAACAAGAACAGAGAATCTAGTTGTTATTACTGGAGGAAAGTCTGAGACAATGAATAGCTCGCAAAGTCTATCCGCCAGCATAAATGGTTCTAGTCGATCAAACGGTAGAGGAACATCAATTGATGTTGATGTTAATGCTAGGTCTGTAAATATTCCGCCAACACTTCACGGAAAAATAACAATAGAAGAAGAAACATTTGGGACTACTGGTGGTCAAAGTTTGCTTCCAACATACGGAGTTAGACCAACAACGCTGGATGTAACAAAGGCAGTTCTTGACGGAAGGGAAGTAAGTATGCCGCAATTCCCTACCGGGAACTTTCTATATCAAGCCGATGTTGAATTATACAAATATGGCTTTGTAAAAGTAACAGCAATTACAGTAACTGTTGATCCCAAATATGTATGATGTATCAAGCTAATCCAGTAAGCCAAGTATCTAGCAACCCTATTATTGGAGTTAAGATGCAGAAACTCCAAGCAGGTGATCATTTTCCGATTGCAAACACTGATGATAATCTTGGAATGATTTCTAAATATACAAAAATACCAACAGATGGAAATTATATTGTTGTAGTAAGAGGTGGAGTTCTTGGCTTTGTTAAAGCGAATCCAGGTCCACTTCAGCTTTTCAATAACGATCTTGGCTGGACATCAACTCAGGATTGCGAAGAATAATCTTGATTAAAATAACACAAACTATAAATATAAAACATTATGGCTGCATATAAAAAAGGAACAATGTCAAAACCGATAGGATCAACTGGCCTAACTAGAGGGTCCAGTATTAAAATCGGAGAACCAATTAGTTCCGCCGCATCACAGCTTCCAGCAATAGGGCAATCATATAATAAGATGATTGGAGGCGGCGGCGCAGGAGGAAGCATGTATAGCGGAGGCGGCTCTGGAGGCGGATTGCCAAGTATGATGGAGCTAGAGGCTTCATCAATGCGATTAGCTGATGCTGCATCAAGAAGAAATATAGCTGAAAAAGAAGCAGAAGCTGATATTGCCGCAAGGCAAGAGGGGTTCAGGTCATTTGATGAAAAACAAAGATATGCAAAAAGAGCTAGAGGCTTTCAATCGGACTTTATGAACAAAATGAAAAACAGGCCCGGCAAAGTTGTGCAATCCAGTGATTAAATGAGACTCACACTAGGAGAAGCGCGGCAACAACTCTATTCCGCAATCGTTCCTTCGATTGACAATCAATCGAATATAGATCGTTTTAACTCGTATCTGAATTTGTCGCAAGAAAGATTGATCAATAGCGGCAAATGGACTGGGACTATTCTGCCAGTTAGGTTCTATTCTCCTAGCGGGATGATTACGCTGCCTAGAAGGTTCTCGTCTGCATTGGCTGCTAAGTGGAATAAAGACTCCGCATCCGGTCCAATTAAAATTAGAAACGGCTGGTTCACATATCTCACACCAATTTCTGATTTGTGGACTGCCTCGTATTGGCCTAGATACGGCTACAACGAAACATTCTTTGACGACCTAGGGGATGGATTCGCTACATTCGCTAACCCAACATTTCCCACATTCACGCTAAAGATTGAAATCGAGAATGCAAGCGATGCGTTTAACGAAGTCGTTATTAAGGGGAAGGATGAGAACAACAATGATATTACCCTAACCGTTACGCTTGTTGATCCAGATATAACTCCAACCCAACAATTCTCTAGGGTGGAATTCTTTCAAAAGCCTATCACTAACGGAGGCATCAACCTTTACGCTGTTAGCGGAACAAGCGAAGAGAAGATCGGCACATACGAGGCTACGGAAACAACAGCAAGCTATCACCGCTACGCAGTTCCTAACGAGCCATCTATTGATAACTTGGATGTTCTTTGCAAGGTGAGATTCGTTCCTTGCGTGTATGATACCGATGAGGTTATTGTTACAAACCTTGGAGCATTGAAGAATATGCTTATGTCTCTGAAATGGGAAGATGAGGGAGACATGGAGCGTTCTGAAATGTATTTTATGAAAGCATTGCAACTCCTGAACGGAGAAAGCCGAGAGGTTCGCGGAGGATCGCAATGGAAACTAAACATTGATAGATCGGCTATGCAGTTTGAAAACCTTTGGCAAGGGAGATAAATTATGTCTGTATTTTCACAAACACCCGGAGAGTTAGATATTGAAGCAGTCCTTGGAACTGACTTTGCACTTTCGCTTAACTTTGCAAATGGAATATCTAATTTCACATTTGATGCAGGTATTGTTTTACAAGAATACCCGTCCGAGATCATCTTCCCGATTACAACGAGCATCAGCGGAACGAATCTATTAAATCTAACTCTTAGCGATACACAGACAAATACTATAGGAGTTATTTCAAACAAGAAGTGGTATCTGAACAGAACTAAAGACGGCATCAAACAAATGGTTCTGTCTGGAAGATTTCAGATTTCCAATATTCCTATCGGTCAGAATGAAGGCGTGAGGCAATACATAATGATTGATGATATTACGGTATCATCTCTTTATGCAGTAGGAGCGCATGGAGCGACAGGTGCTACTGGTGTGGCTGGTGCAACTGGTATCTCTGGAGCCACTGGTGACTTTGGTGCTACTGGAGCCACTGGTGTTACCGGAGCGACTGGTTTAACTGGGTCTACTGGAGTTGGATCAACTGGCGCTACAGGATTGACTGGAGCTACCGGAACTGGGGTTCAGATATTGGGAAGCGTTCCAAGTTTTGTTAATCTTCCCGGCTCTCCGAGCGTTGGGAATATTTACATCGTTACAGATGAGGGCGGTGTTGGATACGCTTGGAACGGATTTTCTTGGAGCAATATAGGGTTTATTAAAGGACCAACAGGATCGACTGGGGCGACCGGGATTGCTGGAAGTGACGGAGCAACAGGCGCTACTGGACCAATAGGAGCAACTGGCGCTCCGGGACCAGCATCAACGGTTGGAGCAACAGGTTCAACTGGACTCACTGGAGCCACTGGAGCTACAGGAATTGGAGCCACAGGGGCAACGGGATTGCAAGGATATACAAATGCTTTCTATAGATATAATGCAGATACAACAAAGACATCAGGATTTCCGACTACTGGAACTCTGTATTGGAATAATGCTACTCAAATAAGCGCAACGCAGGTGGCGGTATCTCATACAACGGCAAATTCGGAAGATATTGATCTATTCTTGTCCTTGCTTGCGACTTCAAATCAATTCGTAATCCAAGAAAAATCTGATTCAAATAGTTTCCAGAAGTGGACAATTTCAGGAACTCCAACAAATGTTTCTAATAGCTATATCGAGCTTCCTGTTACATTGGTTGATAGTGGTGGGAATGGAAGTTCTAACTTTGCAAACGCTGCGGAGCTTTTGTTTATATTGACGCAAGCTGGCATTCAGGGAGCAACTGGGATTGGTGCTAGCGGCGCGACTGGCCCCACTGGCGCGACTGGAACAGCGGGAAGCGATGGAGCTACTGGAGCCACTGGTTTACAAGGAGCTACAGGAACTAGCATTACCGGAGCGACTGGTTTAACTGGGGCCACGGGAAGCGTTGGGGCAACGGGAGCAGTTGGTTCTAATGGAGCGACAGGACCAACGGGAGCAAGCGGGGCAACAGGATCGACTGGCGTTCAAGGCTCTACAGGAGCGACTGGGCCGCAAGGAGCCACCGGAACAGTCCCATCATCATTCTCAACAATTACAGTTACAGGCGAGGCTGCATTCGGATTGCCAGTAGAGACAAAAGCAACTCCAACTATATCTGGAGGAACGCTGACTCTTGATCTTTCTACGGCTACATTCTTTTATGTAACGCTGAATGGAATAACATCTGTAGTGTTCTCAAGCCCTCCAGCGTCTCCAAAGGTATTTTCGTTCACTCTCCAATTTGTTGCTAACGGAACAGCGTATGCGGTTACTTGGCCTGCTTCTGTTAGGTGGGGTTCATCGGGAGCGCCAACAATTACAACAACAGCGAATAAGATTGATACATTTACATTCGTCACACATGACGGAGGAACTAATTGGTTTGGATTTATTAGCGGACAGAATTTTTGAGATATGGGATTTACTTCAAGAAAGCTATTCTTGGGATCAGGAACCCAACTTCCAAGTATATCTTGGACTCAATCAACAATGCCATCTACTCAGAATTGGAGGGATTCTGCCTATGGCGTCGGAAGATATGTTGCTATTTCTCTTCTCTCAAATGTATTTGCACATAGCAATGACGGAACAACTTGGACGCAATCAACAATGCCATCTACTCAGAATTGGCAATCAGTAACATACGGTAATTTAAGATTTATTGCTACTGCTAGCTCAAATGTATTTGCATATAGTAGTAACGGAACAACTTGGACTCAATCAACAATGCCATCTTCGCAGAATTGGTTTGATTCTGCCTATGGTAATGGCAGATATGTTGCTATTGCTAACAATTCAGATGTATTTGCACATAGCACAAACGGAACAACTTGGACGCAATCAACAATGCCATCTACTCAGAATTGGCAATCAGTAACATACGGTAATTTAAGATTTATTGCTAATGTTGATAATTCAGATGTATTTGCATATAGTAGTAACGGAACAACTTGGACTCAATCAACAATGCCATCAAGTGGTTTTTGGAGTAATATAGCATACGGCAACGGAAAATATGTTACTCTTAAACAGGCATCAGATGTATTTGCATATAGCAATGACGGAATATCTTGGACTCAATCTACAGCGCCTTTTGTATTAGGAAGTCGTATTGTTTATGGTGGTGGAATATTTGTTTGCACTTCCACATCAAATAAATTTACATATAGTGCCGATGGTATAAATTGGATTCAATCAGATATGCCATCTTCACAGAATTGGTCGTGTTTGGTATATGGAGATAAGTTTGTTTCAATTGGATATAATTCAAATATTGCAGCATACACAACATAATCCTTTAATTCCCCATAAATACTGTTAAACAATAAACGACTAAAGATATGGCAACAATCCCTTCACGAAAGGCTACATTTACAGAGGAAGAGAAGCGCAAGCTCGTCGAAGGAACTGACGCGCAGGGTAGGCCATTGAGTGAAGCCGAGAAGATGAAGCTCTCCAAGATGCACACGGCTAGAACGATTGGTGCTGATTGGCGCGAGAGAGGAGCTGAAAGGATGAAGGCCGAAGAGCCTGCTAGAGCGCAGCAAGCGTTAGCAGAAAGAGCAGCTATTAACAGAAGCCTCGCTCCTAGAGACTACAAGCTGCCTACAAAGGCTGACGAGTTTCAAGATATTCCCGGAGGCGGAAAGGTTAAGATTGGCGCAGAAACGCTAAAGAGAATGCAGGGCTTTGAGAAAGAGCGAGCAGGACAAGAGCAAGCCCGTAAGGAAAAGATGCAAACAAGCATTGCGGCAGCGCAACAAAAGGCTGGCGCTGCGCTAAAACAGAGATATGAGGAAGAGTTGGCTTCTCGCGGATTTGCTCCACCCAAGACTAGGCAGGAGCAGGAAGCGATTGATAGGGCGAGGATGGATGAGTTTAGAACTATTTCCGCTGCAAGACAAGCAGCGAAAGAGAGGTCTAGTAATGCTCAAAAAGAATACAGGCAATACAATACATTAGCTAAACTTCGATTGGCTTCAGGAGATATAGCTGGCGCAGAGGAACTTCGCAAGTTAGCAGATGAGACTGGAGGTTTCATAAAAAGCTCAAGCGCAAGAAATAGATTTATCGAGAATCAAGAAATGGATAAAGCTAGAGCAGCGATTGGCGCTAAGGTTGAAGCTCGCAAGGCTAAAATGCAGGCACAAAACATATCAAATCCAGAAGCGTCTTCGTTCACGCCAACATCATCAGCAGCCCCGTTGGCTATTGGTTCTGACATGCCATCATATCAGTTGCCATATCAAAGACCCGCTGGACCTATTGAGCAGGGATTTGGTATGACGACTCCAGCAATGGCAGATTATGGAGTAGATTTCTCAAGCATTAGTCCATACAATGTTGGAGGTTTTGCATTGCCGCAGATTGCGAAATCACCAGTAAGTCAAGAAGCGTTTTCAAAATTAACTGCAAAACAAAAAGACGAGCTTATATCGGAGCAAATTCGCAGGGGATTAGAATCAACTGGAAGAGGCATCTATAGAGGCGGCAAGGCTGCGTTAAAGGCAATTCTTGAAGGCGCAAGAGCTATAAGGTAAATTATTAGGAATTACTAAATCAAATGGCAAACAGAAGATACAACGCTCCACGATCAAGATACTCCAACGAGCGAGACATTGACGCTCCTGCTGGAAGGGTTGATTATTTTGAAAGAGCAATGATGGAGCAGGCTCCTAGAGCGAGATTTGATTATTCACAGCTAGAAGAAGACTATCCAGTTACAACGATAGCTGAAGACTTTATGATTAAAGAGAGGAAGCGTCAGGAGCAAAGAGGTCTTCAGGAGGAGATCAATTACAGAAAGTCGCTCATCGAAGACAGAGCTTCCCAGCTTGAGCTAAAGAAAGCCGCCAGAGACTTGGATATGTATGAGTCTCAGATTAACCGAGAAGACGCTATGCTTGAACAGATGCCAGTTGCTAGGCAGAAATTGGCCGAGCTAGATGTCCGTGATCCAGACTTCATCAACAAGGCATACGATATTCAAGAGCAGCATCCATTGGCATTTGAGAGCGATCAGTTCCAGAAGTATATCTTCCAGCCAATGCTGAACCGCAACTCGCGCCTGTCTAGTCGCCGCCAAGAAGGCATCGTGACTGATGCAGACTTAAAGGAAGCGATGGGAGAGATTTCAAAATACAACGAGCTTATCTCTGCTAGAGGTGAAGGCGCTGGTCCATCTCCAGAGGAAGAGCGTTACTTGGGTTTCAGACAGAACCAAATCGACCAGTTTTACGCACAGCGTGGAATGGAGAATCCAATGTCAGCAGCTGCGCCACAGCCAACAGGTATCGCAACACAACCTGCGCTAGCTCCATCTGCTCAACAATTTTCATTTTCCTCTATTGAAGAAGCTGAATCTGCGGGCTTGCCTGCCGGGACAATTGTGTATATAAATGGTCGAAAAGCAAGAATCGACTAATGCCAATTACATTCCTAGATGAAGAAGAGGACATTACTCCTCTAGCGCCACCGACTAAAAGAAAGATTACTTTTCTTGACGAAGAAGAGACTGAGATTGCGCCAACAACTCCGCAGGTAGCGCAGCCAGCAGTTACTCAGCCCTCCCAATACAAGTATGACCCTGCTCGCTTTAGGCCGAAGGGATTGGTAGCGCCGAAAGCTGAACAAGAGATAGGAACGCTTGAAGGCATCGCTAACGCAGCGAGGAACGCATTTGATTCATCTAGGCAGGCACTAGACATCGTTGGAGATGTCACTCCAGAGGAAGCGCAGAACATCGCAAAGATTGAGTTCGACAAACAATCTAGGAAGTTAGCTCCCGGCTACGACGAGTATCAAAAGGCAGAAGGATTCGACGCTGTATTAGCATTTGCCAAGAACCCAATCGAGGTAACATCGAATATCGTCGCAGAAGGCTTGGCTGGTAGCTTGCCTGCACTCGGCGCAGGATTGGCTGCTGGTGGCGTTGGAGCTGCTATTGGCGCACCTACAGGCATTGGCGCACCGATTGGATTTACCGCTGGTCAAGTCGCAGGAACATTCGCTGGCTCGCTTGCTACAGAATACGGAAGCAAGATTCTAGAAGAAATGCAGGAAGGTGGCGTTGACCTAACCAAGCCAGAAAGCATTCAAGGATTCTTTGAAAACGAAGAGGCAGTTGCCAAGGCTAGGGATAAAGCTATTAGTCGCGGTATTCCTGTTGCTGCATTTGACGCTATCTCCGCTGGTATCGGCGGCAAGCTAGGTCGAGTTATCGGCAAACAATTCCTTACCAAGACTGGCGAGGCTGCTGCTGAACTCGGAGTTCAAGCCGGACTCGGTGGTGGCGGTGAAGTTGCAGGCGCACTTGTTGCTGGCGAGCCAATCGAAGGTAAGGCAGTATTCGGCGAGATTATCGGCGAAGCCGGACCGGGCGCTGCCGAGATTATTACAGGCCGCATGGCAGACAGGGCCGCTAGAGTTAAAGCAGAAGAGGACGCGAAGATTAAAGCTGCCGCACAACTATCCGACAACCTTGAGCAGAATAGCGCACCGCTTACCGCTGCCGCAGTTAAATCAACAACCGCTACGACAATCGAGCAGGATAAACTTGCGGCACAACTTGAAGAGCAACTAGACGCTGACGAGATCGCTTCACAGGTTAGCGGTCAACTTGCAGTAACGAAAGAACCTACTGCCGCACCTCCAGCGATTAAGTCTAAAGAAGAATTTACAGCTATCTACTCGCAGGTAGCACCAGAAGAACTAGACGCGGCAGAGGCAGGATTTACGAATACCCTAGCTACCGCCGCTACAGAAGAGGCCCGTGCTAACGCACAGAACGCCCTAGAAGCGATTAAAGAGGTTAAGGCTACCGTTACACCTCCTGCGCCTACAGTTGAGCCTACAATCACCCCAGCAGTTACACCCGCAGTTCCGACTGCACAACCACCCACACCAGATGCCACTCAAGAAATCATCCAGCCAGAAGGCGTTCGTCAAGAACCTCAAGACAGAGTTGAAGGCGAAACGCCCGCTGAAACAATCGCTCGCAATCGCATATTCGGTGCAGCGCGAGGCCAAGAAGAAGGGCAAGTAGCCCCGACTCCACAACCTATTATCTCGGAAATTCCTCCAACTTCCGAGTTAGTAGGTGCAGAACCAACGCAACCTACTATCAGAGAAGTTCCTGAGATTTCTCCAATCGTAGGTGCGGAGCCTGCCGCTATTGTTGAACAAGAGCCTGTTGCGCCAGCGGAGCCTGCTGTTGCACGACCAAGTATTATATCCGAAGCGTCAAGAATAACCAACGAGCTAAAGCAAAGATGGGAACAAACTGCGCCAGAGGATAGGAGAGAAACATTTAATTGGACTAGCCGCGCCGAAGTAGAGCTTGAGAATTTAATTGGAAATCTTGCTGGAAATCAAAATGCAGCAGCGAGACAAAATCTTATCGAGGAAATTACCGGAACAAAACCAACTCGCCAAAACTCTGCAATCAAGAATGTAAGACAAGCTATTCGCGGATACCTACAAGCTAATCCTCTACAAGAAACTGCCGCTCCAACTACAGAGGCAGCAGCGCAGCCAGCACCAAAAGGTGTAACGCAAGTCGCTGGAGTTCCCCCGCTTGTTAAAGAACTAGCAACTGCTGTCAGAGAATCCGCCGCTCAACTTCGCGCAAGAATCTCCAATGTAAAGATGGGGCCGATTGAAGGCAATGTAGAGACATTCACATTTGATCTTGATGGACAGACATATCGCGGAGAACTCAAGGGGAGAAATAGGAATTTAGTTTTAGGAGCAAACCCAACCGCTGATGCTGCGATTGCAACTCGCGTCTTGCTGGATAAAAATGCGACACCAATTACTCCTGTAACGACTCCTCCTGTAACAGAAGCCGTTACACCCGCAGCAGAGGCTGCGCCTACTCCCGCAGGCATCTCCGTAGGCAACAGAGTTAAATCTGGCCGCGATCCTAAAGTATATGTCGTAGAGGAAGTGCTACCGCAAACAGAAGCAGAGCAGCGCGAAGGAGACTATTCTGTAATGCTTCGTGATGAGAAGAGCGGAACTATTGAAAAGTATCCATTCTCCGTTAGAGGACTTAAATCTCTCGGAGCTAAGAAGCCGCCACTTCCCAAGAAGCTCGCCCGTAGTGGTGCGACATCATACGATTTCTCTCCCCGCAACGCTCTCGCTGCCGATCAACAGATTTCTAAAGAGCAGATCATCGCAAATGTTCAGAAGGTTTTTGAGGGAGTTCCAGCAGAAAATATCGAAGTAACAAACGAACCATATCCAGATGGTGAATACGGATATGTAGCTGCATACAATCCTAATACAAACAAGATCGAGATCAACCAAGCATACTACACGCTGGATGACGATATTGACGCAAAAGTATCGCACGAACTCGGACACTATCTTTACCAAGACCCGCGCTGGAAGAAAGCATTTGCACGGCTATACAAGAAGCTAACTCCAACAAGTAAGAAGAAACTAGATGCTTTCTTGGAACAGGTCTATGCAGACTACGAATCAGGCGACTTTAATGAAGAGGCAGAGATTCGTGCATTCGACAGGTTCTTGAAGGAAGCTCCAGATAACAGGAACTTATTCCAGAAGTTTATAGACGAGATTCTTGATTTCGTTACAGATGCTCTTTCAGTATTCAGCCCATACTTCAAAACATTGGCCCGTGATCCACGCAGGATTGCAAGAAACATCGCGCTTATTTCCTCTGAAAGATTCAAGGCTGGCGAAGTAATCGAAGGCGTTGATACAACGATTGAGCCTGAAGAGTTGCGGCTAGCTAGAGCGGTAGAATCTCGCAAGGAGCAGGTCGGTGGAGCAGAGCGTGAAGAGACAAGATACATCACGACACCGAAAGGAATCTTGAGCATGAACACCGATGTTCTGCGAGAGAAGTTTTTCGACGGAACCAGCGTATCTCCTGAGAAGACAACGCAGGCGTGGGGATATATTTCAAGACTTCTCGACATCAAGAGCGGCAACGCGAATGAGCTTGCTGGAGAGATTAACGATACTATTGACGCTGATCTTTTAGCAAAACGAGAGGCAGCAATAGCTGCTGGCGAGAAGGTTGATCCAGAAGAAGATGTTAGCAAGCGAATTGGAGCAGCGATGTTTAGCGTTGAGTTGATGAACTACGCTGGCAGGCTGGCAGAGCAAGGCGATACACGGATGCTCAAGTTTATGATCCGCAATGTTAATTCCATGCCTACCGATAAATACGCTGGAGACATCAGTGATGCAGCAAGAGCTTTGCGGACACGACTTGAATACGATGTATCTGGATTCTCTGCATACACAACTGAGCAGAAAGCTAAAGTTGATCGCACTGCTGCCGTAATGTTTGGAACAAATAAACCAAGCAAAGAACAATCTGACGCAGTAAAGGATGCTATTGATGAATCCGAGAAGACCGAACTTGGAAACGCTGGCGAGGTGGCTGGAGAGGTTGAGAAAGTAGAGAAAAGAACAAAGCGTAAAATTACCGATAAGATCGAGAAGGTTATCGGCAAAGGTTCTCTCAAAGGAATGATTCAAGCCGTTAAAGATACTCCGCTTGAGAAACAGCAAGAGCGTGGATGGATCGAGAAGGTTGTAAATGATTTTCTAATCAACGCTGGTCTTTCACCTGAAGCCGCATCTACTGCATCAAAACTTTACGAGAGCCTAATCGCAGAACGCTTCGCTGCTGCAAAGCAAAAGGCATTTGAAGACAATCTTAAAAAGGCAGCGCCTTGGAAAAACTACGCAGCTAGAAATAGCCGACTTGCAAAGGATGCACTAAATAAAGTTCAGGCCGCTATTAGAACCGGAGTTCTTGATCCAGAGAAAAACACTGAAAGCATTATTGCTGCTGAAAGCGGATGGAGCGGATTCACCAAGGATCAATACCAGAGAATCGTCCAACTAGACAGCATCATCAACGATCCGAAGCAGGACGATGTGACGAGACGCGAGGCAATGGCTGATCTGAATAAAGTCATATCGGATGCCAAGCTGCCAGTTAGATTCAAGGATGCTCTCGGAGCTTACTATGTAGGAAATGCACTGATGGGTATTCCCACATTGACGGTGAACATTGCTTCCCCGATTGGATTCACGGTTAGAAACCTAATGACCGATGTCAGCAAGTTTGCCTTTACTGATCCTGCTAGAATCCCAGTCGCATTTGAGACTTTCATGGAGAGCATGAGGTCTTGGTATGACCAGACATCTTACGCATTCAAGAATCAAATCTACTTGAACGATGTCGTTGAATACCTGCAAGGACAGAATGTATTGCGTGAGCTTTTCGATAAAGGCAAGAAGCAATGGTCTGAAGGCAAGTATGCAGAAGGATTTGTGAACATGGCAGTCGGCATGACGCAGATCACCGGACGAGTTCTTTCATCGCTTGACCAAGGCGCAATCTCCATGCTGGAGAACCAGAACATTACACGCTATGCGCTGGAAGCTCTGGCTAATACTAAAGGCAAGGTTCCAAAGGATAAGCTCAAAGAGTTTGCGAACATGGTTATTGATACTCGCAGAAAGACTATCGCTGAGAATATCGCTAATGGAATGTCCCGTGATAGGGCTGGCGTTCTTGCTGACCTAGCAGTTAAGTCAGAGGTTATTTCTGCATTGGCTCAATACGATGTTAATCCAATGAATGTGCTGGACTCATCAATCAACGATGCGTTGCAGTCTGTCGGAAGAAACAAGACGCTAACGATTAAAGGCATTGAGCAGTCTCAGAAGAACATTTCAGACGAAGGCTTCATGTCATATTGGCCGATTAAACTTCTTGAAATGGTTTCTGCTGGTGCAGGCAGAGAAGGATCGTCAATGCAGATTTTCGCTAAGATGCTTTACGGATTCGCGCTAGTTCCGGCTAGAGTGTTCCACAATGTTGCTTGGTTCTCTCCGTATGGCTTCATCCGACTTGGAGTTGATAAGTATAAGAAGAACAAAGGAGAAGATTCACCTTATGCCATGTCCTTGCAGACTGAAGCTCAATACAAGCAGAGGCTAACTGATGCAATCGCTGGCTCTGTTGCAATGCTTGGACTAGCTGCACTTAGCTCTGCATCAACTGATGAAGATGAAGACAAGAAGTTCAAGATCGTTATTACTGGTAATGGTCCTAGTGCAACTACTGACAAGCAATACTTCGATTCTTGGATGAAGAAGTGGAAGCCATACAGCGTCCACATTGTCGTTAATGGAAACATTATCCCGATTAACATTGGTCGAGGTGGTGAAGCGTTGTTCTTCCCAATCATGCTCGCTGGAGCGTTGGATGACTGGAAGATTAAGCAGAAGCAGAATCTCACCAAGAAAGAGCCAGAAGACTTGAGCGCGATTGCTCAGATGCTTGGTTCTTCGTTCTTCGCATTGGCGCAAAGAGGCCCGTATGCCGCATTCACTAAACCTTTGTTTGACGCATCTAAAGACGGACGAGTGACTGAGGAGCTTGCAAGTCAGGCTGGATTCTTTGGTAAGACATTCATTCCAGTTCTTGGTTCATCGCTCGCTAGAAACATATCTGACTTGTTTAACGATCCGGTTGACCGTTCATCTATCGAAGGCGCGATCTACGCTAACACGCCAGTTGTTGGACCTTGGCTTGGAACGAAAGCATTGAACGCTCTAGGCCAACCAATCCGCGCTGATGACTGGGGCGATAAGCTATTCAAGTTAGGCGTTCCAGTTGTATTCTCCTTCCCGAAGGAAACTCCGATGAATGAACTGAACGAGCTTATCCTAAAGCAGGGTAGCGGACCTACGATTCCAACAAGAGCTAACGCACAAAAGAGATTCGGCGATATTCTCACAGACAAAGAGTTTGAAACATATGTGCGTGAATACGGACGGGTTATGTCTGACAAGATGTTCAAGAGCAGAACTAAACTTGCAAACATGAAGCCAGCAGACTACGATGATGAGCTTGAAAAATACGCAAGAGGATATTCTATCGACGGCATTAAGATCAAAGGTGCGTCAGATTCAGCAGTCCTTGCGGTCAAGCGCATGAGACAATGATCGAATACGAGTTTATAGATATGTCAGACTCTCCTCCCGGCGGATGGAAGATTAAAGTTCCAAAGACCGGAGTTGAGTTTAAGCACTACGACTTCCGCGCTATCAGCAACGCATACAAGTCACACTGCAATGCTAACGGGATATTGCTTTCTCCTAACTGGCAGGAAGAGTTCCTGTCAGAGATGTGCAAGCAGAACCAGCATTGGGGTAGGAAGTGCAGACCAGCGGTAGCCAATAGCCTGAAGAGAAGGCGGCTCTCTTTAACCGCTGTATTGTCATTCCTAAACATGCTCAGAGCTTGGGCGCAATCAACGCTATCAGGCAAAGATGCATTCGTTCCTCAAGAGGAGGCAGAGAGAAGGGCTGGCATTTGCGCTAATTGCCCGTTTAACACAACTCTACAGTTCTCCTGCGGTGCTTGCATGGGAGCAGTCCTGACGCTTATACACGGCATCCTCGGCAAAAGAAAGACGCAATACGACAGCAGCCTTGGAGCCTGTCTAATCTGTTCCTGTTCGCTTAAAGCTGCCGTGCATGTCCCGGTTGATGTGCAGCGAGAGGGATTGAGCGAGGAACTGAAGAACGACTTTGACGAAATCAAATACTGCTGGAAGAGAGTTGAGAAATGAATTTTCTACATGAACGAGACTTTGGCGACATCATACTAAGCCTATCGGTGGTTCAAGCTGCTGGAGGCGGCAACTACTACATTCAAAACAATCCAAATGCAGTCAGGATGCTCAAGCCCCTGATAGAACTGCAACCATATATCAACAAGTGTAGCGAAAAGAATCTGCTGAGAATAGATAAGTCGTTCGTTGAATTTAGGAGTCAGGGATTACCTTGGGGTGTTCAGCTTGCAGAGCTTCACGCTAGATGGGTTAAACAACCTACAGATTTCTCAAAGCCTTGGCTATCCGCTCCAAAAGACAACAAGTTCAAAGGCAGGATTATTGTTAACAAGACACAGCGATACGCTAACCCGATATTCCCTTGGACAGAACTTGTGAAGTTAATCGGAGGCAGGATGCTATTCGTAGGACACGATCACGAATATGAGTTGTTCTGCAAGAGATTCGGCAAAGTCGAAAGGCTCGTCATCAAAGACTACCTAGAGCTTGCTATTGCTATCAATAGCTCGGACTGCTTCATCGGAAATCAAAGCTCATCGAACTGCGTTGCGGAGGGACTAAAGCATAGAACGATTCAAGAAGTCTGCTTGTGGCAACCGGATTGTATCTATAAACGAGACAACGCTACATTCTGCTACGATGGCACGATCAATACGAATGTTGCAGGAACTAGTATAAAACTGCAAAGCGGCCTATTGGTTACAACGGTAAACAAGGCTCAAACTCCTGCTGGTAACTGGAAGCTAACAGTAAACGGCAAGACGATTAAGAGCTATGCGATAGATGCGCTAGTCATCGAGGCGCAGAGCAAAGGCGTTACAGGAACAAAGCTGGAGATCGAAGATATGATCGTTAAAGAGACGCTGCCAAGCATCACCGGAAACAATGTATCTGAACGACTGGCTCACGATATTCAACGAGTTAAAGACCTAATAGGATGAACGAAGCTAGTAAGGCAATGCGCCGAAGACTGATTGAGGATGAACTAGGCATCTTCAACTGGAGCGAGATATTTACAGGTAACGGGATTGATGTAGGCTGCGGTCCTGACAAGATTTGGTATGATAGTTGCAGGGCATTTGATCTTGAGCATGGAGACGCCAATGTTATCTCGAAATACTTCTCCAACAAGTTCGACTACCTCCACGCCTCGCAGTGCTTGGAACACATGCACAATCCGTTTGAGGCTATCGTAGAGTGGCTGAAGATCGTAAAGAGTGGGGGACACGCAGTTGTATCAATTCCAGACTGGGTTCTATACGAAGGCAGAGTATGGCCCTCACGCTACAATCCAGATCACAAAAGCACATGGAGCTTCACGCATGAGTCAAGTCCTGCAAAGCATCATGTCTATATCCCAAAGTTCTTGGAACACATCAAGCCATACGCATACGCTAAGAGGGCTATGCTAATTGACAATAATTACAACTACACACTAAGCAAAGACACCGACCAGACATTTGTAGAAGCAAATGGAGTTGAGGCATTTATCGAGTTAGTTCTATGCAAGCTGTAATAGTTCGCGCTAAACGGCAAGCAAAGGAAGTCGATAAACTTGTTAAGCACTGCAAGAGATTGGATGGAACGAGAGTCCTAGTCATTGACGCTTGCGACAAAGTTACTTCATACCCAGAGCGGAACAATCACGCACTACATCAGGCATTCGGAGTGATGAAGGATAAGCCTTTCGTTTGGCTGGAGCCTGACAGCATTCCGATAAAGAAAGACTGGATGCGAGAGTTGGAAGCTGAATACATCAAGCTAAGAAAACCAATCATGCTATCCAGCGACTCCAATCCTCCGCACGATCTTATCGGAGGCATCGGGGTGTATGGCGGAATAGCTCGAAAGCTAATACCAGTTGGCATCGAAAAGATCGGATGGGATGGATGGATTATCAATCACATCAAACCACTGGTATCATTCACATCGCTGATCCAGCATTCATACGGAGATTACTCCAGAGGATGCCAGCCTCACATGTTCCCTAGAGACAATAGGATGATACGAAGTAATTCAGTGATCTTCCACAGAGACAAGTTTCAGGGTCTTATTGTTTAACCGTAAACTGCCTTAAACTTGCTGAAGCATTGCTTCCAGCCTTTGCTATCAGACTTGTTATTAGGATTAAGAGCCTTTGTCGCAGTTGTGCTATCTAGGTTCAGACGCTCTCTTGCAAGAGCTAGAAGCCCCATCCCTGCGTCCGCAATGTCAGGAGAGATACCGAACCGCTGCTTCATCTCAGACTTAGGTAGAACCTTGATGCGTAAGGCGAGATTCTTTTCTCCGTTCGGATCAAGTTTCCGCATACACATCTCTCGCATCAGATCGTCACCAATCCCTTTGACCTGACCAGTCCGCATATATTCCTTCGCGGAATACCAAATCTCAGAGACAGAGTTCACATACCTATCGTGAGACGGAGTGGGATCGTAGGCCGATACGGGCTTATCAGATGCCCTGCCACCGAACTGCAATCCGTAAACATCCTTCGACCAAGCTACCGAGATGAAGTCACCTAACGGTCCACCAGCGCCAGACTTATCGTAGCCTGCGTTTCTAGGTTGAACTCCCCTAGCCAAGCATTCATTACGGAACCATTGCACAACCTGCTGTGATCTCGTCATGGATTGGTCGGTGACATCTTCTTGGAAGATTAGATACTCGTCATACTCCAGCCCCTTGTATCCATGCGGCTCTGCGAGTTTGCCTACAGTCCCGAAGTAGAGAACGGTTCTATCGCCACCATTCGTGAATGATGGATCGAGGAACGCAACCTTAACCTTCTCGTTATCCAGCCATACAGCCTTATCAGTTGCCTTAGAATTTAGTATCTCTATTTCTGAGTAAATCTGATCGGTAATTCCTGCTGGACACCAGAATCCGCGATACATACGCCAGAACGATGCTGTATTCCTAGCCTCCTCTGGAATCTTCTCAAAGTCTGCCGGACCTTCCATCCAAGAATAAATCTTCTTCTTGGCAATCATGTTCGGGTTCTTGACGCCATCGAAGTGCAAGCATACTCCGCGAACCGTATCCCACTGATCGTCTTCAACGGTAATTGATTCCCAGCCATCTTTAGGCTTGGCGAACTTACCGAATGCGTCCACATACGAGGCAGGGTTAGAGATGCCGATGAACTGGAAGCGTTCGCAACCTTTGGACAAGTTGAAGAACGCAACCTCGGTGATAGCCTCAGATAGCTCTGAAAGCTCGTCAGCAACGAAGATGACATTCTTGTTGTGGATACCCTGCATCTTACCTGTAGCGTCACGCTCCTTCTTCTTCTCGCCGGGAATGAGAACGATGCCCGATAGGTCAGATCGCTTGCCGTCTTTCGCTACAAAGCTGATCTTATTCTCTGAATCCACCAGCTTGCCGGGTAAACCTAGTTGCTCGCATACTCCCCAGTATTTCGTGATCTTACCCCAGATACGCTGCTTGGATGCTTTGATCGTAGTGGAGGTAGCGAGGACCGTTGTATTCTCAGGATCGGCTAGGTAATTCACAATAGCCCAGATTGCGTAAGCCTCCGACTTACCGCAGCCACCAGAGCCAGCAATAGCTAGGTATTCGTGATCGCAGGCTGCTCGGATCATTCGCTCTGCCCAAGGATGCCAGATGAAATTAACCGCTGCCTTGCTGTCTTTCTCAGGCCAGAGAGCGATAGCGATTCGCTTGAAGTGATGGAATATATCGTATCCGCCAGTATCCTTCGGAATGCGACCCTTAATCTTTTCACGGAACATCGCAAGCTCGATAGCTATTTGATGTGTTCCTTTCTTCCAGTTGAACCCGTATAAATGAAGATAACCCTCGATTGGATCACCGTAAATTGGTGCTGAAGTCATTCCTGTTTATTTTACAAAAATATAAAACTCTTTCAATTATTTCTTGCAAATAAGTCATCTTATAGTAATCTGGATTTAGTGATGAACATACTTGGTGATTTTCTTTTCAAGAAAACAAACGCAGAACTTTATATTGACGAGCATCGCCCGTCCGTTGTATTTGATGTAATTGTTAGACCCGAAGATTATGTCAATGGAACAAACAATCACCCTACAAAGTCTCCTCTTGCTTTGGCTCTGCAAAGGTCACTTGACGGAACTTCGTATCGGGTGGAAAGAGCGGGTCTTAAAGCTCTCGTTATTTCTCGCGGTATTTACCAGTTTGCTTTCTTTATGCCTCGGCGGGTGTGGAGGAAGGTAAGCTGCCTAGAGTTCGGCGATAACCCGCCATCCTCGCCTATCAAGTTCACCGCTGAATTTGAGATGATTTTTTAATTCTATGAAGCTAGTTATACCTGTATCCAAGCACGACCGTCATTTGATCCCCAGTTTTGTCAAATGCCTAGATAAATTCCCAATGGGAACTGAGCATGATCTTTTGATTATCGGCTCAAAGGAAAACGAAGAAGTCATCCTAGATTTCGAGAAGCAGATCAAGCATCTGTTCGACTCCTCGGAAACTCATATCATTGCAGACACGATGCTGGGTTGGCCGATGTCCTGTAACTTCTACTTCCAGCAGGCTTGCGTTCATATCCGCAAGGACAAAGAGCTGGATGCTTTCATGTGGTTTGAGTTGGATACAGTTCCCGTTAAGGAGGGCTGGCTTGATCTAATCTCTTTCGAGTATTACTCAGATACAACTAGGGCCGTTAAGGAGAAGCGCGATCCGATGATTTACATGGGAGCCAAGGAGCGAGTCTATGAAGGCAAGAATGGCGAGCTAGTTCCTGAGTCTGTGGCTGGTCACAAGATGGCGCAGGTTGGAGTGTATTCCACAGAAATATGCGATGCACCTGTATTGAATTCCTTGTCTATGACTACACGGCATTGGACGCATGTAATCCAATGGTATGTCGTTAAGGAGTTAAAGGATTCTCCGCTAATTCAAAACAATTGGCGAACAAAAAATTATCGCTATTCTAGCGGACAAATAGTATGTGATTCTGTAGCCAATTTAGCTTGGGATGTTCATTGGAACAAAGCCGTAAACGAGGACGCAGTTCTAGTTCACGGATGTAAAGATGACTCGCTTGTTAAGTTGTTGTTGAACAATAATAGCAATGAGGATATGAAGATTGCAACGAACTTGACAGTTGAGGAAGCAGAAGAGATCGCCGATGACATTGAGGATAAGGTTGAAATAACCGAATCTGAACTTGATAGGAAACTAAAGATTTACCAAAAGCGACTCGCCAACTTAAAGTTCTTCCAAAAGAAAACCCCACAGGAAGAAAATAAATGAGCGATAGACTAGAAACACTTTCAGCTAACGGGAAGCCTCCGGTATCCCGCATTAAGGACGCTAAATCAGCCTATGAGATTTGGGAGACTCTACGACGAGCGGATGCCGTCTCGGCATTTGACCGCAGCAAAATTGATGCTGCATACGACAATGAAAGACCTTACGACGAACGCGCCCTCATCAATGCTGGGCAGTCTTATCGGGTTAATGTATCGTGGGGCTTTGCAAAGCAAGTATTGGATACTGCGCTTGCTGGTTATGTAGATGTCATCAATGCACCGCAGACATTCTTCCGTTGTCCTACACTTTACGGCACTCAGACGGAGCGTGACGAACTAGAGCAAGTCGTAGCCCAAGAGGTAACGGCAGCTATCCGTTCTTGGCGTAACTTTTTCCCAACCTACCTCAAGCTCTGCAATAGCTTCATCAAGCATGGAGTTGGCATTGCTTTGTTCAACGACGAATGGGATTGGCGTTGGAAGGCTACGGATATGTCCGACTTTAAGATTCCCCGCAAAACGGAGATCGGTCAGGACAACATTGATGTAGCCGCCTGCTTGCGTTTCTACAGCCCTACTCAGCTTTATCAGTTGATTAAGGACGAAGAGACGGCAAAGATCAACGGATTCAACATCGAGGCTTGCCGCAGGGCTATCATCTCCTCTGTCAATAATAACAACAATTATTACAACTTCCGCCAGTATGACTGGGAGAAGCTGGAGATGGAGCTTCGCAACAACGACTTGTTCTTCACGACTCAAGCTGCGAACCAACAGTCAATTCGCGTTGTCCACCTGTGGGTAACTGAGTTCGACAACCGTGTATCGCACTACATGATTAACGACGACAACGGAGTGCAAGACTTCCTGTTTAAGAAGATCGGTAGATTTGAGAATGCCTACCAAGCCTACACCGTATTCACCTACGGAGTAGGAACTAACGGATACTATCACGGTGTTCGCGGCCAAGGCTACGATGTATTCGCTATCAACGGTGCGTTAAACCGTGCGTATTGCTCTTTGCTGGAGATTGCATCCTTCGGAAGTGCGCCTACATTCCAACCTAAAGATGAGACCGCTTTGCAGGAAATGCAGTTCATCCCGAATGGAGTCTATAATTTGCTTTCTCCGGGAATTGATGTCATTAAGGATACTATAGTTCCCAATGTATCTAACGGAACTCTGCCGATTGTTAGTGCATTCACACAGTTATTCCGCGAAAGAACATCTGCATACAATACGGAATCTCTTATCAATACATCCGTAGAGAAGTCTGCTACACAAGTGCGCGCTGAACTTAGCAATATTGCTAAGATGAGCGTGTCAGCTTTGAATCTTTTCTTCGATCCTTGGGAGTCTTTGGTTCGTGAGATGATCCGCAGAATGAAGCGGAAAGACTACGATGCTCAAGAGCCGGGAGGAAAGTATATCATCGAACTACACAAGCGTCTCCTGCAAAGAGGTGCAGAAGGATTCGGTGCTAAAGATCGTTACCTCCAAGCATTCTTCGCTCTGGATGTGGACCGTCTTCGCGTTACGAAGCCCGTAGGCGCGGGATCAGAAGCAGCCCGCATGGTTGCCTTTGATCGCCTCATGGGAATCTTTGGTAGCCTTCCTGACTACGGAAAGCAGAACCTTATCTGGGACATTGCTTCCGAGACCGCTGGATACGAGAACGCAGCTAGATATGCGATCCAACCCGGCGAGTCTGACAAGCCAACGGTTGACGCTTCTATCGCTCAACTCGAAAACAACTCTCTATTGGCAGGCGGTCAGGTTGCAGTGCTGGACGGACAGAACGATCTCGTCCACGCCAAGATTCACCTTGAAGTTCTCACGCCAATGGTTACGCAGGCTCAAGAGTTGCTTGAGCTTGATCCTATGCAGTTGGCTCCGATGCTTGAAGGAATCAACGCACTTAACGGACATGTCGCACAGCATGTCGAAAAACTCTCGCAAGACCCAGCGATGCGTCAGGAAGCAGCGTTCTATCGTAAGACGCTACAAAACGCAGACGAAATCTTGCATAACGGAACGCTAAAAGTTCAGAAACTTATGGCGGAACAACAGCAGTCTGCTATGATGGGGCAGATGCAAGGAGAGGATTTGGCGCAAGGTCCGCAGATTGACCCAGCCACGCTTGCTAAAATCGAGGCGCAACGAGCCGAGCGGCAGGCGAAACTTGAGATGGATGTGCAGATACATCAGCAGAAGATGATTATGCGCCAGCAGGAAGCATCTCAAAAACTAGCAATCCGTGATGCGGAAGCTGCTAGCAAAATCCAATCGACAGGTATTAGAATATGACACAAAGACAACTATTCCAACTGAACGCAGAAAAGGTATCGCAACTAGAGCAACTGCTGGATAACCAAGTTCTAAAGGAAGCATTCGTTATTGTTAGACAAGAATGCACTCCGAAAGCTCCTACAGATATTGAAGCTGCAAAGTCTATTGGAGCAGAAGAATTTCAAAGCAAATTAACTTCACTGACCAAAGTAAATCAGAAGAAGTTGAATGACTTGGATAAAGAATATATTATCCAAGCTCGCAGAAAACTTTTGTCCACGGGGTTATATACCGAGGATGAAATCATGGAAGCTGAGAGGCTTTCGCAGTCAAACAATCAACAGGAGTAATATTATGAAAATGGCAACCGAGAAACGCATTGCACCCGCAGCAGTTAAAGCAAAGCCCGTAGTTGGCAAGAAGACAGCATCCACAGGTAAATCTTGGGGCGCTCGTCATCGCGCCAAGATCAAGTAAGCATTAGAAAGAATTTATGTCAGAACAAGCAACAACACCGACACCAACAGAACCAGCATCCACTAGCGCAGCGATCACAAACCTTCGCAGCGCATTGGATTCCATTGCAACAAATGATCTCAGCATCCAGCCTCCAAAGGAAGAGCCAAAGGTTAATCCAACTCAGCCTACTCCAGAGCCTCCAAAACAAGAGGAAGTCAAAGCTGAACCTACGAAAGAAGGACAAGGACAGGTCGAGGAAACTAAGGAACCTGCTAACGATGTTTCTTCCGAGCCAGAGCCAACCGGAGAAAAAGAGAAGGTCCGCTGGAAAGAACTGAAGCAGGCAGAGAAAGACCTTAAACTTGCACAGAAAGAGCTTGCCGAGCTTAAAGCTAAAGGCAGCGAATTTGAGCAGGCATCTAAAGAGGTTCAAGACCTAAAGGCGCAGATCGAAGAGATTCAGCGTGAGCGTGAGGCTATCGACGGAGAGCTTTACATGACTCGCGTTACAGCGACGAAAGAGTATAAGCAATATGTTACCGAGCCTCTGAACGAGATTATCGAAGGCGCAGAGTTCTTCGCTGCTCGCAACAAGATTGACACAGGTGATCTGATTGACGCATTGCAGGCAGATACAAACGGTGATCCAGCTAAACTTGACGCACTCATGGCTGACTGGTCTGAGCGTGACAAGAGTAAGATATGGACGCTAGCTGATAATCTTCTTCAGATCGAGAAACGCAAAGCTGAACTTGAGCAACATTCTAAAGAAGCCTACGAGCTTTCTATGGAACGGACGCAGAAAGAACAGCAGGAGATGTATCAACAATACTTCGCACAACGCGAGTCTGCTATTAGTGAAGTTCTTCCTAAAATTAGCGAGAAGGTATTCAACATCCTTCCCGAAGATAAGCGTCCAGATATTAACAAACTTCAGCAGGAAGTTATGAACTACGACGAGTGGCCTGAGAACCTGAAGGTTTACGGCATCCTCGGAGCTACCGTTCTTCCTGACTTGCTGGATACAGTTAAGTCATTGCAGACAGAGTTGAGTGAGACTAAGGCAGCTAACATCAAGCTGCGTGGTGGAGTTCCTGCCGCTGCTGGCGGAACATCACCCAAGTCTCCCGCTGATGCTGCAAAGCCTGTTGACTACACCAAGATGGACACGGACGATTTCGTGAAGAACTTGGTTGGTCGAATGGGTGTTTAAGATTCCCCTCCATCCCCAAGAAGGCTGCGTGTAAAAAGCGCAGCCTTTTTTGTTTCAAATAATACTTGAAAATTATAGCAACTTACGCTAACCCTCAAGGTGCAGCATAACTAAGCTGTTGAAAAAAATGTTAGTGGATCGCTGATTCCAAAACATCAGTAACAAAATAAACACCGAGCTTAAAAACACCGAAAGGCTTTTACACTGGCTCAGTAAAAGAAAACAAACCGAGTTTAAGTTGGGCAACTAAACGACAACTTGGATTCTCAAACTAAATTTAACTTAAATAGAAAGATAATTATATGGCACAATATGATATTGCTGATGTAAACAATCAGCTCCAACAAGAAGCAGGCCGAATCGGCGAAATGATCGCCGCCAAGCTCATCGCAACCGACCCTTGGAACCGCCTCATCAAGCAGGACACTTTTCCTGCTGGCATGGGTGAGTCCATCCAAACGCTCATTCAAGAGCGCACGACTGTTCCTAACGCTAGCTCGACTGCGTGGGAAGATGTCGGCACTAATGACGGCACTGGCAACAACTGCAACCCGACCCCTCAGGTTGTTGATTTTGCTCGCACTCTCCGTTCTTACAACCTCCAACAGGCTGCTATCCGTTCGCCCGGTTTCTGCGTGAACGATCTCCGCACTGCGTGGAAGGCTGAAGAGCAGCTTGCTGGCGAAGTCAAAGTTCTCAAAGAGAACAGCCAATGGTTCTGGAGCAACCGCTACCGTGACGAGTTTTCTCGCCTCGCTGGCAACAAGGTTGTCCTCGATGTGCCTGATACGCTTGCAATGTCCACCAGCGGAACTGGCGCTGCCTTCCCGGCTGTGGCTCCTGCTTATGCGCTCGATCAAGGTATCCTCGATCAGTTCTACCTCGACCTCTCCCGTGATGCCGCTGAAGGTCATTACGCAATGGTTGACGGTGAGCCTCAATACGCTCTCATCTGCTCGCCTGAAACGAGCAACTACCTGAAGAAGCAGAACGCTGACATCCGTCAAGACCTCCGTTTCTCCTCGCAAGTTGATGAGCTTATCAAGCCCTTCGGTGCTGCGTTCAGCTACAGCGGATTCGTCCACTTGGTTGATCGTCAGGCTCCTCGCTACAACTTCGTTGATGGCGCGTTTGTGCGTGTTCCGTTCTTCACAACCTCCCCTGCCTCCACTGGCAACAAGGCTATCGTGAATCCGGCCTACCGCTCCGCTGCCTACGAGGTCAGCTTCATCTACAACCCACATGTTTACACCTCGCGTGTTGCACAGGTCATCACCAGCCCCGGTTCGGGATTGAAGTTCGATCCAGTCAACTACCGTGGTGAGTTCATGTGGATCAACAACAAGGACAACGCCAACAACATCTTGGGTGTTAATGGCTACTTCTACGCCTTGTTCATGCAAGGTTCGCAGCCGAAGCGTGTTGAGTGGGGTTATGCCCTCATGCACCTCCGTTGCAGCCCTGCAACCCTCTATCAGTCCTGCTCCTAATAGCAGGTAACTGTTAAACAATAACAAGTGCGGTGGAGGTTCTATCCCTCTACCGCACTAAACCTAAGAAAAGTAATGAAAGAAAAATCTGGGATCGCTCTCATTATAGGTATCGGTGGTGGTTGTGGATGCAAACGAAAAGGTTGTCCCGTATGCGAAGGAGGAAAGATGGAAACAAATTTTACTGCGCCGGAAGGCTTTGATTTTGAAGGAATGAAAGAAGGCGAGGAGAAAGAAGTTCTCGCTAAAGTTAAACATTTGGGTGGTGGCAATTTTAGTGTCGTCTCTGTTGACGGCTACGAACTCGGCGAAGAGCCTGAGATGGAAGAAGAGGAAGAGGAAGAAGGCGAGGAGATGGAAGGCGAAGAAGGTGAAGAGGGAGAAGAGGAATCTTACGCTAAACAACTCAGCGCCCGTGCTGGATTGATGTAATTATGCCTATTGCCCCGCTCACCAACGACTCGAAATCCAACCTACTTGCAAAGATCGCCGCTAATACTGGCGAGACAAAACCCGTAGTAGGCGATGGAGAGCATAACCTTCTCTGGAAGATTGCTGCCAACACCTACGCTACCGCTACAAGTGGTGGAGGTGGGACTGGTGGCATTGGGGCAACGGGTGCTACTGGAGCCGCTGGCTCTGTAGGCGCTACAGGTGCTAGCGGGTATATTGGCTCTGATGGAGCCACAGGTCCAATGGGACCAGCAGGAGATGCTGGCGCAACTGGCGAGCAAGGAGCTACTGGAGATGTAGGTCCAACAGGTGACACGGGTGCTACAGGAGAACAAGGATCGACCGGACCTGCTGGAGCCACAGGCTTAACAGGATCAACTGGACTTACAGGTTCCACTGGTGTTCAGGGTTCTACGGGGCTTACAGGTTCAACTGGACTCACTGGAGCCACTGGTGAACATGGCGCTAGCGGTATTACTGGCGCTACTGGTCCTCAAGGTGTTCAAGGATTACAGGGACCGCAAGGCGACCCCGGCACTACGGGAGCTACAGGCTCTACAGGTGTTACAGGTGATGTTGGTGCAACAGGATTGACTGGAGCCACTGGCGAAGTTGGTGCAACCGGAATTACGGGTGCTACTGGGGAACAAGGTTCTACTGGCCCCATCGGCGCTACAGGACTCACGGGAGAGACTGGAGCCACTGGTCTTACTGGTTCTACAGGATTGCAAGGTTCAACCGGATCGACAGGTCTTACTGGAGACATCGGAGCTACCGGACCTCAGGGAGTTCAAGGCATTCAAGGTGAATTCGGAGCTACTGGTTTAACGGGTGCTACTGGACTTACTGGCTCCACAGGACCAGAAGGTGCTACTGGTTTGACAGGCTCTACCGGAGAAGTTGGTCCAACAGGAGCTACTGGTGTTGCAGGCGCAAGCGGTGCAACTGGACCGGAGGGCGCTACGGGTTTGACTGGATCAACAGGTTTGACTGGTGCAACTGGCGCTGCCGGACAATCTTCTACTTTCTACAACTATCAAGCAGACGCTAATTCAGTATCAGGCGTTCCAACTAACGGACATCTGTATTGGAATAATGCAACTCAAGCGTCTGCTACAGAGATTGTTTTGTCGCATCTCGACGCCCTAGGCAACGATATTGATGTATTCTTTACGCTGTTCAAGGATGGCGATTCGTTCATCATTCAAGATCAATCCAATTCCAACAATTATCAGAAGTGGGAGATTAACGGAACACCGACAGTTGTTGCTAATAGCTATGTCAGTCTGCCCGTCACTCTCGTTACTTCGACATATACTTTTCCAAATAACCACCAAGTTATTTTTGCTATCGTAACATCTGGATTGACGGGAGCTACCGGACCTCAAGGCTCCACTGGTGCAACTGGTGTTGCTGGTCCTACAGGTGCTACAGGAGAGACTGGCTCCACTGGCCCTCAAGGTGCTACTGGAGAAACTGGTTCTACTGGATTGACTGGTTCCACAGGATCAACTGGACCCGAAGGGGCTACAGGTTCTACTGGACCCCAAGGGCCAGAAGGAGCCACCGGACCTCAAGGCGTTCAGGGCATCCAAGGCTTGACTGGATCGACAGGTTCTACAGGACCTATCGGTGATACTGGTTCCACCGGACCCGTTGGAGCGACTGGTGAAGTTGGACCACAAGGCGCGACTGGAGTAACCGGATCAACTGGATTGACGGGGGCGACTGGAGAGGTCGGAGCTACAGGATTAACTGGATCAACCGGTCCTCAAGGTGCTACTGGAATCGGAGCAACTGGAGCCACAGGCAATGTTGGCGAACAAGGTTCTACTGGAGCTACTGGCGAGCAAGGCGTCCAAGGTATCCAAGGCATCCAAGGCAGCACTGGAGCCACAGGCATTGGCGCTACAGGTGCAACAGGCCCTCAAGGCGATACTGGTTCTACTGGACCTCAAGGTTCTACTGGACCGCAGGGCGATCCCGGAGGCGCTACTGGTGCGACAGGAGCCACTGGATTTGGTGCTACCGGAGCTACCGGGTTAACAGGTGCAACAGGAGTGCAAGGAACTCCCGGAGGTGCAACCGGAGCAACTGGACCAAATGGAGAACAAGGTGCGACTGGTGATCCCGGTGGAGCAACAGGTGCTACTGGTTCAACAGGGCCAACCGGAGCAACTGGTCCATCTGGTGGACCTACTGGAGCGACAGGTTTGACTGGTGCTACCGGGCCGCAAGGTGATCCCGGTGGTGCGACTGGAGCTACTGGGCCACAAGGAGCTACTGGTGTATTCGCAGGCAGCGCAGGCAGTGTTGATAATGTCGTTATCCGAGCTGATGGAACTGGAGGCGTAACGCTTCAGAACTCAGCTCTTATTATTGATGATGCTATTATTTCATTCACCGTAGTTACAGGAAACGCAACAACAGATATAATTACTGTAACAGGATCAGGCTTCTCTAATGGTCAGCGTGTTCGCTTCACTTCGCTTACAGGTGGTTCTGGATTAAATACGACAACGAATTATTTTGTAATAAATGTTAGCGGAGATACATTCCAAGTATCGACATCAGAAGGCGGATCGTTCGTAAACTTCACCACGAACATTACGAACGGAACGCTTCTTAATGCACATTCCGTTCAAGCCAATGTCACCCTCTCCGAAAATACAACCGAGACCAACTCCGCGTTCGTCCTCACGCCAAAAGGTACGGGGGCGTTCATTCTTGGGGCGAAGCCAGACGGCACGGCGACAGGCGGGAACGCGAGGGGGGTGAATGCGTTTGATTTGCAAATAAGTAGATCATCGGCAACGCAAGTTGCAAGCGGTGCAAATTCATTTATTGGAGCAGGATCAGGCAATACCGCAAGCGGTGCAAGTTCATTTATTGGAACAGGATCAGGTAATACCGCAAGCGGATCTGATGCAATTGTTTGTTCTGGATGGTCAAATTCTGCGATCTCCTCGTTTTCATTTGTTGGCTCTGGAAGAGGACACCAAGCAAGCGGAATTGGTTCTGTAGTTGTTGGTGGCGGTAGCCTCTCATCGACGGACCCAAATACAGCATCCGCTACTTCTACAGGAATCCTTTCTGGAAGGAACGGACTTGCTGATCGCTTTTCAATGCAAGCACATGGTTCTGGCCGCTTCGCTGCTAATGGCGATGCACAACGCGCTAGGTTCGTACTTCGCTGCAAGACTACTACCAACTCCGCAGTCGAAATGGCGCTTGATGGTAGCGCGACATATCTTGGCATCCCATCTGGAAAAGTCATAGCTTGCACGATCAACATCTCTGGCGTGAAGTCAGATGGTAGCGCAGTCGCCCATTATATCCGCCAATACGCTGTAAAAAATGTTGGCGGCACATCAAGCCAAGTATATGCTCCTGTCACAATAGGAACTGACAATGCAGTATCGACATCGGTTGCTCTATCTGTAAACAACACAGACGACACTCTACGCATTGCTGTGACTGGCATCGCGGCAGAAACATGGCGATGGGTAGCTTCTGTTGATGCAGTAGAAATCGGATACGGAACATAAGATTATGCTAAAGACATACGGACTCATATTTCCAGACGGAACAAAATATCTAGCCAGCGTTGTGCTAGATGATGAAGGTAATCCTCGCATTGATACGATTAGACCATATCCGGTTCCAGATGGATGGGTTGATCCTCGACTTGTAGAGCTTGTTAAACAAGACCCTCCCGGCCCAGAAACAGAATGGGAAAGTTATTTAGAATGGTTTGAAAACAGAGTAGAAGTGCATTGGAAGCAGATATAAAATGCCAACACTACCTCAACTTGGAGATTCCGAGAATAATCTACTAGCGAAAACCGTAAACAACACTGGGCCTAATCAGCCAGTGCATGGTGACGGTCGCTGGAATCTTCTGTATAAGCTGTGTCAGAATACCTACGAGGCAGCGGTTAGGAATAACATTATCGACGGAGAGGTTCAGACTTATTACGACCTTCCAGTAACTCAAGGCAATCCTCCACTTCAGTCTGTCTATCTTGTTCTTGAAGCAGTTGGCGTTCCTCTAATTAACCGTCACCCCGCTGGTCTGTATGCAAGGACGCAGAATGCAGGGAACCTTTCCGACTGGATGTATGTCGGTGATCTTAATGTAGGAACTACTGGAGCAACAGGAGCCACCGGAGAGACAGGAGCTACTGGTTTTACAGGTGCAACTGGATTCGGTGCTACGGGACCGATTGGCGCGACTGGCTCTACTGGACCAACTGGGGGCCAAGGCGCAACTGGTATCGGCGCTACTGGATCAACCGGAGAAGTTGGTCCGCAAGGAGCTACTGGTGAAGTTGGAACTACTGGTTCGACTGGCGCAACAGGTATTCAAGGTTTAATCGGAGCTACTGGACCGCAGGGAGTTCAAGGCATTCAAGGTCCGCAAGGAGAGCCGGGAACTACAGGTGCAACCGGATCGACTGGCCCCATCGGATTAACTGGTGCTACAGGTGAGACAGGTTTAACTGGAGCAACTGGGCTTACAGGAGCCACAGGTAATCACGGCATAGATGGATCGACAGGTCCAGTCGGTGCAACGGGACTTACTGGATCAACGGGTGAGACTGGAGCAACTGGAGAACAAGGCTCTACTGGTGCTACGGGATTGATCGGTCTTGTTGGAGCTACTGGACCTCAAGGTGTGCAGGGTATTCAGGGCGATATGGGAAGCACAGGTTCTACAGGGCCGACAGGAGATACGGGTTCTACTGGTCTTACGGGAGCCACAGGTCTTACAGGATCAACAGGAGAGCAAGGAGCTACGGGTCTTACTGGGGCGACAGGAGAGCAAGGTTCTACTGGATTGACTGGGGCGACAGGAGAGACAGGCGCTACAGGCATTCAGGGTGCTACTGGAGCGGCTGGTCAGTCATCTTCCTTCTACAACTACAGAGCCGATGCTAGTCAGACATCAGGTGTTCCGGAGTCAGGGAGAATTTACTGGAATAATTCAACTCAGACTTCAGCAACAACAGTTGTCGCATCACACCTTGATGAGTTCGGAAATGATATTGATGTATTCTTTACGCTGTTCAAAGACGGAGACTCTTTCGTTATCCAAGATAGGGGAAATTCAACAAACTTTCAGAAGTGGGAAATTAACGGGACTCCAACTGTAGTTCCGAATAGCTATGTATCCATTCCTGTAACACTTATTGATTCAGGCGGAACAAGCCAATTTCAGAACAACCACCAAATCATTTTTGCCATCGTTACTTCAGGACTCACAGGAGCGACAGGTCCACAGGGTGCGACTGGTGCAACCGGAATTCAAGGTGATGTCGGAAGCACTGGGGCTACCGGACTAGGAGCCACTGGATTAACTGGCGCGACAGGCGAGATAGGAGCTACCGGAATCCAAGGCGCTACTGGTCCAGAAGGAACGACTGGTGCTACGGGAATCCAAGGTCCAGAGGGAGCAACAGGTCCGCAGGGAGTTCAAGGTATTCAGGGATTGCAGGGAGCCACCGGATCGACTGGCCCTATAGGTGACATCGGATCAACAGGTATCCAAGGTGCTACGGGCGCTACAGGTGCAGGGGCTACGGGAGCCACGGGTTCTTCAGGTATAGATGGAACGACTGGTGCTACGGGTGCAACCGGACCTCAAGGTGACGCTGGAGCTACGGGAGCTAGCGGATATGTAGGCTCTGACGGAGCAACAGGTGCTACCGGACCAACCGGAGACATTGGCTCGACGGGAGCTACAGGTGTTCAGGGTGTGCAGGGTATTCAAGGTATCCAAGGCGCTACGGGTGCAACTGGTCCAGTTGGAGATGTCGGTGCAACTGGCGCTGGTGCTACTGGAGCTACAGGATCAACAGGTCCGACTGGCGATCTCGGAGCTACGGGTGCTACTGGACCTGCTGGAACATTGCCAGCGAATGTTATTATCTCTGATACAACTGGAATGACTGGCGCTACAGTAATAGCTAATCTCGTTCAGATTACGCAGGCTGGATATAATGCGTTGACTCCATCATCTTCAACTCTTTATATTATTGTTGGATGATCTTAACTCAGTCAACAGCGGCATACATACAAGCAAGTCCAGTTAGAACAATTACTAACGAGACTTCATCGTTCCGTCACTTCATGGTGTATTTGGATACACTGTTATCGTCTGCGATTACTGGATCAATTGGAATCATTAAGAACGGACTCGGAGTTCTTACGCTATCAGGAAACAATACCTATGCTGGGAACGCTGCGATTAACGCAGGCGTATTAACGATCACCGATCTTACTGCGCTACCGGGATGGAATACAGCGGGAAGATATTCTGTCGAGTCAGGCGCAACGCTTGCTGTCTATAACGCAGTTACTGATGCGAATGTTGTAACGATTCTAGGAACCACCAACTTTAACGCAGGATCGGCTATAGGCTTCGATACTACATCAGGCAATAGGACATACCCGAATGTCATTGCAAACACCGCTAAAGGGGCTTTAGGGCTAACCAAGCTAGGGGCGAATACGCTGACGATCTCTGGCGCGAATACATATACTGGACCAACGCTTGTTATCGCCGGAACACTCGCTACATCTACAGCTAACAGAATCCCAGATGCGTCTGCTGTTACAATTCTATCTGGCGCTATAATTACTCTCGGAGGTTCTGACACCTTTGCTACTCTTGCGGGTGCAGGGACATTAACATGCGGTGCAAACGCATTGACTCTTAACTCCACGAACTCCGCGACATTTAGTGGAACTCTAACCAATACAGCAGGAACATTCTTTAAGTTAGGGTCAGGAACGCAGACACTTTCTGGATCAACAACTGTTGCTGCAAATGTTCGGCTTGATGGTGGTGGAATTATATCCAGCGGGACATTCCTTCAAACAGCAACGGCAAGTTCTCGCAACTTTCAAATAGCACTTAATGCAGGAACAACAGCAACACTCACCGTATCTGGTGGAACAATGACTGTTACCGGATTGTTCTTTGGAGAGAATAACGGTGGATCAGCAACAGTGAATGTTAATGCCGGAACACTTCAGGTTAATGGCGAGACATGGCAGGCGGGATTACTTAGCACACTTAATGTCAATGGCGGGACTTTTAACGCAAACGGATCGTTTGACATTGGGGGCGGTGGAGGAACAACGACAAGTATTGTAAACCTAACATCTGGAACATTTGCAATTACAGGAACAATTCGTTGGGGTATTGGAAGTGCAACAGCAACATCTATATTTAATTTAGATGGAGGAACATTTAGATGCGCTGCTTGGATTAGAAACGGTGGAACAAATACATTCAATTTCAACGGTGGAACATTTACTACAAACACTAATAATTTAACGATAACTCAGCCGCTTATATCCTGCTTGATTAAAAGTGGTGGAGCTATATTTGGAAATGCCGTCACGCTTATCTTTGATACTGTTCTAGCAAATGCACCTAGCGTTTCTGGAAATCTCGTAATGAATGGAACTGGAACACTGATTCTTCGTCAGGCCAATACATTCTCTGGAACGATTACAATCAATGCTGGCATACTTCAATTTGGGAATAGTTCTACAACTGGATCGGCTGGCTCAAGCAGTGGAATAACCAACAACGCAACGCTTACATTTAACCGCACTAATACAATAACGCAGGGAACAGACTTCCCTGTTATTAGCGGAAGCGGGATTCTTATTCAGGCGGGAAGCGGAACCACTATACTTGGTCTATCAAATAGTTATACAGGAGAAACTAGGATCAACGCTGGAACTTTGAGATTAGGCAACGCTAATGGATTTGGCTCCGGAGACATTCGCTTTAACGGTGGAACGATGCAATATGGAAGTGGCATTACAACAGATGTCTCATCGAGAATTGTAAATAACTCCTCCGCTATTCGCATAGATACCAATGGGCAGAATGTTGATTTCGCATCTCTTGGGTCAACCAATACTGGAGGATTTGTTAAAACCGGAACTGGGATATTAACAATGTCTGGTTCTGGTAATACTTATACTGGAGCCAATACGATTAGCGCAGGAGAAGCTACATTCTCTGGAACTTATACTGCAACAAATACTGTCAATATCAATGGTTCAGCTAATCCAATATTAAATATCAGCGGTAATTTTACACAGACATTCACTGGAAGCGGTGTGCGTAGTTTTCAACTCGCGGTCAATTCAGGAAATACAGGAACCGTAAATGTAAGTGGATCAGCAGTTGTCACACTTAATGGCGGAATGATGCTTGGTGACAACAATGGTGGTAACGGAACATTCAATCAAACTGGTGGGACGGTTAGCACTAGCACTAGTGGAACTTGGTTGGCTGGGGCTGTTTGCTTGATAGATGTATCAGGAGGAACTTTCACAACACCCGGTATTGAGTGCGGTGGTGGAACTGGTGCTGGGACTGTAACCGTTTCTGGAACAGGAACAGTAAATGCAGGTAGCCTTATTCTAAATCGTGGAAGTGGTGTTGGCGTGTCTGCTGTATTGAATGTCAATGGAGGAACGCTGACAACTACTGGCATAACGCATGTTACTACCGCCAGACCAGCAACTATAAATTTCAACGGCGGAACATTTACAAACCTTAATACAATGACGATACCTTCAACAGTATCGTGCGTTGTTAAGTCTGGTGGTGCTATTCTTAATTCATCATCTGGACAGCTTAATATTCCAAGTGCGCTTACTACAGACGGGACAGGAGGGGGGCTAGTCAAGCAGGGCATAGGAAGCGTATCTCTTACTGGCGTTAATACATATACAGGATCGACATCAATCCTTGCTGGAAACCTGATTGTTTCTTCAGCTTCGTTCCAAGTGAATACGGGAAACAAGTGCAACCAAGTTACATTCACGAATACATCTGTTACTGCGAACTTCACAATCGCTCCGACAATCGGTGACACATTCAAGTTCTTTATCGGATCAACGGTTCAAACAGGATTGTCTGTCACGCTTACAGGAACTGGCGTTGCTGGCCGCTCTGGAATATACGACTCGTCTACATCTACTCTAACGATTACCTGAAATAATTATTGAATATTGTTAAACAATTAAATTATGTTCGCTTAAATGAATTTCGATCCTCAGTCAGCCCCACATCATCCCGGTATTATGGGTTCCGCAACAAGCCTTCTAGCAGTTATCGTATCAGTTCTGCCTCATGTTGAGCAGTGGCTGCGGATCACATCGCTTGCATTCGGCACTATTGCAGCGATAGTTTCCATTATTGTTATGATAGAGAAACGCAGTAACGACAAAGATAAAAAATGAAAACACTACTTGTTAAAGCCATCTCCGCTATTACCGGAGCATCCAAATCAGTTATCGAATTCATCATTCCGATCCTCCGTGATTCGGCTAGTTCGCTACTAAAAGAACTGCTTCCTATCGCATTGGAAGTTGTATCCTCACTGCTCACTTCTGATAAGAGCGGCGACGAGAAACGCAAGATTGCCGTGGATAAAATTAAAGACGCAGCAACCCGCGAGGGAATCAACGCATCTAACCGTGCAGTCAACCTCGCTATCGAGCTTGCCCTTGCAAAGCTGACCGATAAATGAACGACGAGAAGGCATGGTGGCAGAGCAGGACGATTATCGGAATCGTCGTTATGCTACTTGCTCAAGTCTTGAAGTGGCTAAATGTTGATATAGTCAACGAGGAGTTGACCGACATCGTTACCCTAGCGATGGAGAGCATTGGTGCAGCATTGGCTATTTACGGGCGCGTAAAGGCCCGTAAAACTATTCGCAGGACTAAACCCGGTGGTCAGTTCAATCCGAATGCAGAAGTGCGTAAAGCAAAGCCTGCGCGAAGCAAGCTACTCGGTCTGTTTATTCTTCTTCTTTCCTTCAACTGCTACGCTCAAGCCTATCCTTCGCATGTGTGGTATGAGAATCCTATTAGGTTCAATGCGATTGTTGATGACAGACCATTCTTAATCCGCTTGCTGGATAGCCTGTGGGTCAGCGTTAGCGTTCTTCCTATTAAGGGTGAGATTAAAGGCTCGGCTGATTTCTGATATGGCTACCGAGGCAGAACGGCTAGAGATGGGTGACTTCATTCTGAAGTCCGAGGCTCGTAAGGATAAGTTCGGCAGACTTAAAGTTTATCCGCTACCTAAGGCTGACGGTGGCGGCACATTTGAAGTTGCAGGTATCAACGATAGGTATCATCCAAAGGCTGCAACGCATCTCAAGAATCTTATAGACAACAACCGTCATTCCCAAGCAGAGAACTTTGCAAAGAAGTATCTTGTTGAATACACCGATGTCGTTAAGAACTGGACTGAACTAGCTCCGCTAGAAGCATTCCTCCGCGATACTGCATTTAACCGAGGACCGAAAGGCGCCTTGCGTATCTTGCAGATTGCATTAGGCATTGCTGATGACGGGAAGTTTGGACCTGTAACAAAAGCAACTCTAGCTAAAGCAGCAAAGAATGTTGCGGCACTTCTTGACAACCTGCGTAGTGCTAGGGAAACATACGAGATTCGTGTTGCTCCACCCGTTGGAGCCAGAGCAAAGTTTTGGGCTGGCTTGCAAAACAGATGGAACAATGCGTTAGAATTCAGCAAGAAGTTTATAGTTTAACAATAGAAACAAATATATGGACCTAGAAAATAAAGCCCTGAAAGAAGCATTCAAGAAAAAGTATGCTGGGGTAAAAACTGATGAAGAAGACCTGAAGCGTTTTGCTAAAAAGTATTATGGCGAGCAATCAGAAAGCGTCTATAAAGAACCTTCATTGCTTGAGAAAGCAAAGCGCACGGTAAAAGGGGCTATTGATGTCAATGTTGGCCGCGCTCAAAACGACTATAGTAGAATGAAGCGTGGATACCGCGAGCTTGATTTTTAATCCTGCATGACCAGCAAAGAATACAAGTTGTTAATCCTAGCGATGCTGTCTATGTCGGTATCGCTAACTGCACTTTACATGATTGCGAAGCTAGCCTTTTATGAGTGATACCGAAGCGTTGATTAAAGAGAACAAGAAACTAAAAGAGATACTTAGGCAGTGCTTGAAGGCGCGGCAGATTAACCATGTGAGGCAGATCATTAGGGAGGCATTAAGCAATGAGCGAAGCAATTAAATCAGCAATGAAACGACTCGGTGTGTCTGGCGTGAACAAGCCTAAGAGAACGCCTAGCCACCCAACGAAGAGTCATGTTGTTCTCGTAAGTGATAATGGAAAACCAAGGACGATTCGATTTGGGCAACAGGGGGTATCAGGCTCACCAAAGAAAGAGGGAGAGTCTGAATCATATCGCAAGCGCAGGGAGAGTTTCAAGGCTAGGCATCGGGCCAATATCAAGAAGGGCAAGATGAGTGCGGCCTATTGGTCGTCGAAGGTGAAGTGGTAGCAATTCAGCTACTTACACTGGCATATAAAAATATCTTTTGACTTCTTAAAAGAATCTGCCATTCTAATACCGTGCGATTCAAACGGCTAACAGTCCGAATCAGTGATGAGCCTTGGAAGATTATCTTCAAAAAGCCTACTGAAGACGACTACATCGGTGTTGAAGATGACGACATCGGCCTTTGTGTCGCTGAAGACCGCAAGATATTTGTTGAGCCTGACCCAGATAGCGTTCTCTCTACCGCGCTTCACGAAGTCCTCCATGCTGTATTCCCACAGTTGAGCGAGGATGCTGTGATAGATGGCGAGGCTGCGCTAATGGACCTGCTGAACAAGTTTCCGCAAGAACTCCTACACACAAATGATACTTCCAAAACCCGGTAGCTGGTGGACCTTCCGAGGCAATGAACAAGGCTGCGGTAAGGATCAACAGGTTTGCATGTCTAGCCCAGAAGAAACGATAGCATGGGGGCATGGCTTTAGTTGGATCGGATCAACCGATATGTTCCTCAAAGTCTTTACTCCAACTGATGCCAAGCAGCATCCAGAATTAAAATAGGAAGGCAGGGTAACTCTATCTCGCTACGCTACGAACAACAATACTCGCTGTGGAAGACTCGTAAATTTCTCCGTGATTTACTCCATCACACTACTAGGCCCAAGACAGTGACTGAGATTTCAGATCGAGCCTATAGCTGCCTGCGCCACTTCCCACATTTAGACGAGACTGGCAAACCAATCTTCAGCCAAGACGACTTTGAATGCCCAAAGATACCCAATGAAAGCTAAAACTAGCGAGCGGTTTCAGCCGTTCAACATCACAAAGAAATGGAAGAAGTGGATGGCGGTATCCTGTTCTCACGGAGATCACATCGACCCAGAAGCTAGGGACGCCGTGCTTTCGTTCCAAAGTCGCTTTCGCCCTGACACGACCATTCACCTAGGAGACTTCGTGGACATGGCGGCTGCTCGTGGTGGTGCGATGTCAGACCCTAATGCTGCTGATCGTGCTGCTTCTGTAGCTGAAGACCTCGCTGCTGGTGTCGATTTTTTACAGGAGCTTCGGCCACAACATATACTTTACGGCAATCACGAGGACAGATTGTTTAAGCTGGCGCATTCACCTAATGCATTGGCTGCTCACGCCGCGACTATCGTTATCCAAGAGATCGAGGCTACTGCAAAGAAGCTCAAGGCTCGCACATACGAATACGACATTCGCTCACATTACACTCTTGGCGGTCATAAGTTCTTGCACGGCTATATGTTCAACATGTCTGCAATCAGGGATCATGCGGAGACATTTGGTAGCTGTATTATGGGACACCTACACCGAGTAGGGCAGGAGCCGGGTAGGACTCTGCAATCTGCTACCGCTTACTGCGTTGGTATGTTAATGAGGTTTGACGCTTCCTATGCCAAGACACGCCGCGCTACTTTAGCTTGGAGCCAAGGGTTTGGCTACGGCTACTACACAGACACACAAATAACCGTAAACCTATGCGAAAGAAAACCAAACAATCCTTGGATGTTGCCTCTGTAGCTGGAGCTTGGCAGGCATTCTTTGATGGAAACAAAATAGATGATGACGAGTCCTTGCGTAAAGCAGGATGGCTTGACATCTATACTGTTGCCGAAAAAGTAAACCTGTCGTCATGCACTCTTGGCCGGAACTCAGATAAATACGGCCTGATTACAAAGCTATTTAGAGTGTATCGCGGAGGTAAGGTTCGTCAGGTTAGGTATTGCAAACCTAAATAAGAAGGGGGCTTGCGCCCCCCTCTTAACCTATGAACTATGAACACACAAAAACACCGAACCAAAAGCTCGGCGTGTCGCAATATAACTATTGTTTAACCGTAGTCAATTTGTTTTCAGCGTAAACCGCTACCGCTAGTGCTGACCAAGTGTGCGACTTTAGCCCGTAGGTCGGACCTTTATCTTCCTTAGTTCCCTGTGGTCCTACAAGGTTCAGCAATGCCTGTCGGATGTCCTTGTCTTTTGATCGCATCGTGCGACACAAATACATCTTAATGTCCTTCCTGTAGCACAAGAGCGTATCAGTCCTAGCAACCTCTTCAAATCTCCCCACCCAGCGGCAGGTATCAAATACACTTGCACCTACCGCCATGCCATAACTGGCTACCATCTCGCAGGCTACGATGTCGTATTCCCTGCCGATCAGTAGTTGACGCATCTCGTAATTATTAAGATGTCCGTGGTCGATAACCCTTCCATCCCACTGCACGAATGCTGAGTCTGTAGGGCCGGGGTCTATTGCGAATATAGTCATATCAAGTATCCATTTTCTCTAGCCCACTTACCGTTGCTCTCAATCTTCATGTGACACGGGCGGCAGACAGGCATCCAAGTTTCTGTGTTGTTGAGGTTCTTTCCTCGCCTAGCCTTATGGTGAATGTCTGTTGCTGCTTCTCCGCATATCTCGCAGAAGTGATTCAGCATAAAGTAATCATACCTAATCTTGGAGTATTCCTTTAGCTCCTTGCGGTGCTTATCGGATACCCTGTTCATAGACTTATTTCTTTTTAGACCTCTTACCGTTTTCATACTCGTTAAAATAATCGTGCATTTTATTTAACAACTCTTCTGCCTTATCAGGCGAGATGCTTCGTTCCGCACCGTCTGGGAATGGTCTGCCGCGAGAGTGCATAGGGCTTAACTTGTGCAGCTTGAATGGCGATATGTAGATATGCAGGTCGCCTGATTCGTCTATGCCTACGAATGGGTGCAGAGTCATTCAAGAAATAACTTGTATGCAGCACACACTGCTATGACTGCCAGCAGCAATATGTTTTCAGGCTTTATCAGCGCGAGTTTGAGCGGCTTCATCGGTGTATGCAATCTTTGCGTAACGCTTCCGCAGCTTGTCCATGTTCTCTTTAATTGTCTCATCCCGACTAATACCAACTGACTGACGGAAACCTTCAAGGTAAAATTCAATGTCACCAAGTTCCTCGACTACATTAACGAGGTCTAAATCCTTTCGGTAAATTATAGCCTTTTTCACCGCATCCAGCAGCTCTCCTGCTTCGCCGCAGATGCCCATAATCATGTGCAAAGTGTGGCACTCGGCTGGCGTTACCTCTTCTTTAATTTTATGCCCGTCCTTAACGAGGGCTGAAACAAATTCTTCGTATGTCATAATTCTTCTAGCTTTCTATTTATTCTCTCCAGCCAATCGTTGTTTGGTTTGGCCTTTGGTTTCTTTGGTTTCGTTTTTGGTTTAGGTTTTCTGTATCTATTCTCAGGTGGAAATACAGGTGGGAGTATTTCGCAGAGGACTTCAATCGTGGAGAATCTAATCCCGCACTTGCATTGATGCCGCCTGCGAACCTTACTGCCCGTGTATTCGTGTTCTTTGCTGACTACAGCTCTACCACCAGCAACTCTGCTGTCGATGATCTTCGTCTTCTTTCCGCACTTAGGACAGTTCATCTTTCTTTTCCTCTCTGACACGACTGTTCTTCTGCGAAAGAATCAGCTTGGCTACTCGGTGTGACGGCAGGTTGAACAAGTCGCAGAGTTCGTGGTAGAACTTCGTCTTGAAGAAGTCTTCTGCTGTTCGCTTGGTTTCTTGAAGCTCGTTCTTCGTGCAGGCTGTTGGGTTCTGATAGCGAACATCGTCAACCGCCAGTTGAAAGATTTCCTCTAGCAACCGTTTCGTTGGGTCGCCTTCTTGTGAGGCGATCATATTTTGGCTTTGAGGATTTGGCAGAGGGATTCGATTGCTTCTTTCCTGTCGAAGCGCAGGCCGCAGGTTATGACCTCATGCCACATCCCTTCGATCTTGACTTCCCAAGTTGTGCGCTGGCAGTCGTCGTCGCTACTGTCGTAGTTGCGAAGCGGAAAGCCGAGTAAGTATTGATCGCTAGGGCGGACCTCTTCAAACTTCATCCGCGCTATCTCTCCCTCCGCAAGCAGTCGCCTGTATCGCTCATGCCGCAGCTCCTCTCGCAGCGAGTCGATTTCTTGCAGGGCTAGCAGACTTGGATGCGCTAGGTCTGGCTCGTCTGCTGTTCGCGTAGCGTAGCCGACAGACATCTCGTTCGTGTCAGGCATGGTCATTATTACTTCTGGTTCGTTGTAGGTTTGCGTGGTCATAGAGAATCAGCTTGCGCCACATATTGTATTGTGTCAACATCCAATTCCTATGAACAAAAAATTCGTCCATCTCGGATGCGAGGTATCAATCGAAGGAAATCAAGTAGTCATCAGAAAGCCAGACGGAGAGAAGTTTGAGATAATGACGCTCCGTTTCATCAAAGACTATGACCGTGCAGAGGAATTTGTGCGGGAATATATCGACCTCAACCTCTCCGAAACCCTGACTACTGTTTAACAATAATGAACCTCAAAGAAAAACTAGACGAGCATATCGGAGACGACTATTCGATTTTGCTTGCAGACGGGCTAGACGAAGCATTCATCGGCATTGGCTGGCAGTTCAACACTCCGCTTGCTGTGTATGATCGTGACAGGTGCATCGAGATTTTAGAGTCGCAAGGCATGACTCCAGAAGAAGCGCAAGAATATTTTTACTACAATACGCAGGGTGCGTATGTTGGTGAGCAAACCCCAATCTTTCTCGAAAGAATATGAAACCCGAAGATCAGATAAAAATTTACCTAGAAGAGTCGATGCGGTTCATCGAATCTGCAATGATCTATATGACGCGTGACGATATAGGATATGCCGCAGACGAGATTGATCTAGCTAACGAGAAGCTGATGCAAGCCTACGCAATCGCACGGGAGTATTCCGACCTATGAGCCAAGAATCACAACTGCTGAAAGACCTGAACGAGTCCTACCGCGAACTCGCTAGGCTATCCGAAGCTCTAGCAGAGATGCGGGAGCAGAGAGATGGACTGCAAGCTGAGCTAGAGGAGAACTACATCATCTCAGGGCGCAGCGCGAATCGAGAATGGAAGCTCATCACCGAGCTTAACCAAGCGAAGAAGCTAGCTGAAGACTGGGAGGAATGCGCGAATCAATTCTTCTTCTGTGCTGGGAAGAATAGAACCGCAAGCTGGGAGCAGTTTGAGAAGGCTGCTACGACATACCAGTTCCTCAAGAAGAAAGGCGAGTGATGCTGAAATCATTCTGGGATCATTCAGGAAAGCCGTCTGTCTTCGTTGTGACAGAGGATGGCAAGGAGATTTATCGCGGCCCGTTCAAAGAGGGATATGAGTTATACAGCAAAAAAATATCGCTCATGTTTAAGAATTGCCAAATAAATCAAGCCACACTTGAAGTGCAGAACAAAACCTAAACAAAAGTTTGACACTACACCGAGCGAGTGTAGAGTCCATCTCGCTGTAGCAATACAGCCGTCCGCGTAGAAACGGACGAAACGAAAGATTAAATCGACAACAATAAATATCATCCTTCGCTACGGAAATATTTCTACCCGACAATCAATCGGTCTTTCACCGTAGCGGGGGGTGGCCCCCTCTAACATTATGAATGTAGTAAAACAACCTAGACGCCTCTTCGTCCAAATGAAGAAAGCGGTATTGCGCGAAGATTTGATGGCAGTAACAAAAGACCTGACGCAGAGTATGGTTCTTAGTCAAATGCTGTATTGGACAAAGACGCTGGATCAAGTGAATCAGTTGATTTTTGAGGAGAACAAGAGGCTCGCAGAGGAAAGCCAACCGCAATGCGAATACAACTACGGATGGATATGGAAATCCGCTAGAGAGATGCGGGAGGATTTGATGATGGCATTTACTGAGGACTCTATTCAGAAGGCATTCTCTGCATTGTCTGCTTGCGGACTCTTGATGAAGAGGAACAATCCAAAGGTTCGTTACGACAGAAAACTTCAATACAGGGTTGACCTACTTTTGCTGCGTAGAAAACTCAAGGAGTGCGGATGGGCAATGACTGATTTCGTGCTTTCAGACACTTACTCAGAGATCGAAACCATTCCGCCTATTACGGAATGCATTCCGCCTATTACGGAATGGAAGCCGCCTATTGCGGAATCCATCCCGCCTAATACGGAAACAATAACAGAGACTACTAATAAGATTACTACACATATACTACCCCCCAACCCCCTCAAGGGGGCAGTGAGTGCTAAAGATTCTTTAGTTGTTGAAGGAAGAAGTCCGCATACGGAAAAGCCGGATACGGAAAATCCCGAGTCGGGAAAACCAACTGATCGGGAATTTGAATCCTTCTATTCCTCCTACCCTCGCAAGGTAGCCAAGCCTCAAGCAAGGAAAGCGTGGAGCAAAAACAAATGTGTATTGGCAGAAGTCCTACCAGCACTAGAGCAGCACAAGAAGACTTGGAAAGACCCGCAGTTTGTTCCCTACCCTGCGACATGGCTGAACCAACGCAGGTGGGAGGACGAGACTATTGTTAAACAAGAGTCAAGTGTGTTTACCAAACAAGAGTCACCAGTCGAGACGATCAAGAACAACGAGTGGGTCGATGACTTCTGGGCATGGCTACACCAAGAGCAAGGCCGGACCGATATTGAGCGTGACTATCTCGGAAGCGTAGAGGATCGCTGGCTAGTCGAGTTCATCAAAAGCAAGCAGGAATTATTCTAAAAACTTTTTTAAGATTTCTCTTGACCAACACCAAAACCTGTCGAATTATTCAAGACCTAGTGAACCCAAATACCAACCATGAAATACCACCTACAACTGACACTCCTCTACATCAAGAGAGAGTGGCTAATGTTTCAACTGATGATCGTCCTAATACTGGACAACATCCTGTCCGCTATTCGCCGAGAATGATCGACAGGCTTTTCAAGGTCGAAGCAATCCTCCTAGTCATCTTGTCAATATTTTTGATCGGCTGCTCTTGGAAGGAAGCAACCAAACCCAACACACAAACCTGCCCACTCTGCAACAGGTGAAGCTGACCCTTAAACCAGACGAAGTTCAAATCTGCCAGTTAATCGGTCGAATGCGTAGCCTCATTGCCAGAAGCAGCGGGGTGAAAGATGCGAAGATCGGAACTCAAGATGGAGCGGAAGCTGATGTTATGGGAATGATGGCGGAATACGGGTTTGCCAAACTGATGAATACCTTTCCAGATTTAGGCTTGACTCCGCGAAGCGGTTCTCCTGATGGAGTCACACCAAGCGGTAATAGGTATGACATAAAGGCATCAAGGCATCACAACGCTCGGTTGCTTTCTTCGCTGAAAGTAAACCCTGACATTGATGTTTATGTCCTCTGCGTAGTCGATGGAGTGACCCTTGATTACAAAGGATGGGCATGGAAGCGCGACCTAATTAAACCAGAAAACATAATCAACCTCGGACACGGAGAGGGGTATGCCTTGAATCAGGATTCCCTAATAAAGTTTAACGAAAAATAAGAAAACAAATGAAAGATACAGGACACTACTACGACATCAACGGCAAAGCAGTCTTTGAAGTTCCAAACAAATCCAAGGGCGGTATGCGCCCTACAACGCTGCGAGATTGCAAGGCACTCGGTCTTTTCCCAAGTGTAACTACGATCTTCAAATGCCTAGCATCTCCAGAACTAGACCGCTGGAAGCAACAGCAGGTTCTGATGGCAAGCCTCACGCTACCTCGTAACCCAGAAGAAAGCGACGAGGATTACTGCTCGCGCATTATGACTGACGCCTTCAAGCAAGTGGAGCAAGCGGCAGACCTCGGAACGCAAATCCACAAAGCTCTAGAGATGCACTTCCAAGGCGAGGCATACGACCCCGTGATGGAAGAGTATGTCGCGCCAGTTAAGAAATGGGTCGAGCATAACCGAGTCAAGTTCCTTCAGCACGAACTGCGATTGGTGAATCCAGAGATCGGCTACGCAGGCACAACAGATGCACTGGTCGAAAAAGACGGTGTGTTGTATGTGCTGGACTACAAGAGCCGCAAGACCAAACCGCAATACGACATCGAGCCGTGGAGCAAGGAGCCAATGCAGATCGCGGCCTATGCCAAAGTCGCAGGAGCGAAGCGAGGCGTGAACCTATACATCTCAACAACAGAACCCGGCAGAATCGGAGAAGCGTGGTATGACGAGAAGGTTCTCGACTCAAACTACGAAGCCTTCACTCATGTCTGCAAATACTGGCAGTTCGCAAACAAATACCAACCGAAAACAAAATGACAAAAGAACAAGCACTACAAGAACAGATGGACGAGATCATGGACTCTTTCGAGTTCGACAAGGTTCTCTCCGTGATGCAGCACCTAAACTGGGAATGGAGAGACGCTGGAGTTCCAGAAGAATACGATATTCGCCAGTCAGCAAGGCGCACGATGAAGTCTGCTATCGAATGCAACGGGACTTCAAGCACGGGTGGATTCACCGCAATCATTGACGACAATCCAGAGGAAGGATGGGTTCGATTGAACCTGTATTTCGGATTCAGCACGATCCACGATGGCGTTGAATACGAAAAAAAATCTTAAAATAATTTTGACACAACCGAAAAACCTAGTAGAATTATAGCCCAATGAACACACAATCTGATAACATCGGCGACCTCGCAGCCGCTCTAGCAAAGGCGCAAGCGGAGGTTGGAACCGATAATCCATTTTTCCAATTGACAATGATTGGAAGAATGGATTCAATTTCTGTGTGGAGAAAAAGTATTACATCTACTATCACATCTCTGAAAAGACTGGCGAGATTTACTATGTCGGAAAAGGGTCTGGGAAAAGATACCTTGTTTTCAAGCGGCGTGGTAAATTATGGGATGCGTTCTATAGAAAGCATGGTTGTAATGCTGTAATCGCATTTAAGAATCTATCTGAAAAAATGGCATTCAAATTAGAGATAAAGGAAATCAATAGATTGAAGAAGATCAATCAATGTAGAGCCAATATCTCTAATGGCGGAGACGGTGTTCATGTAGATAAAAGGTGGTGGGGAGAGAATATCAGAAAATCACAAATAAAAAGATTCAAGGAGAATCCAAAACCAAAAGGTAAAGAAAACTTAACATTCAAACATTTCTGCGATGACAATATTCTTATTAAGGAATATAAAACATTAAACACTATACAAATAGCTAAAAAATATAATGTTAGCACGACAACGGTGTGGATGAGACTGAAAAGCCTTGGAGTGAAACTTAAAAAGCCCGGTCAGAAGCCAGTAAAAATCATCTGCAAAAATGATGGAGAAATTTTCGATTCAATAAATGCAGCAGCAAAAAAATATGGAGTCTTTCGAGAAAACATTCGGAAGGTTCTTAAAAACCAATACAAGCACACAAACAACCTAGTGTTTGAATACGCAAAATAAAATGAACAGCCTACAATCAGATCAAATAAATGAATTAGCAACGGCATTAGCCAAGGCACAGTCAGAAATTGGATCGGTTCATAAGGATCAAGATAATCCTTACTTCCGCTCAAAATTCGCCAGTCTTTCTACAGTATGGGAGACAGTTAAACCAGCACTCACAAAGCACGGGATCAGCATTGTTCAAATGCCCGGTTCAGACGAGCGTGGATATTTCGTGCAAACTCAATTGATGCACGGTTCCGGTCAATGGATTCGTAGCACAACCTACATGAAGCCTGCTAAAGAAGACCCGCAGGGAATTGGAAGTTTGATTTCGTATGCTCGCCGCTACGCTTTAATGGCAATGGTCATGGCCTGCCCTGACGACGACGATGGTGAGGCGGCAATGGGTCGGAGCAGTAACGCTCCACAAAAGCCCGTAGAATCGCCGAAGCCTGCCGTTAAGGTAGAGTCAGCCAAGCCAGCAGAAAAGCCAGCTACAGAGGCTCCTAAAGCAAAAGAAACGGCATCCAAATTCAACGGAGAGAATCACCAAGCGTTATTTCAAGAGTTGATGAAAGCTGGATACACTCCCGAAGAGTTTATCGGCGCCTGTCACTTCGCTAAAGACGAGCGCATTCCAGCTAAAGCAAAAGACTTTTACAAGATGTCAGACAACACGGCATCTCTATTCCTCTTCGATGGCATCGACGCCATCAAGAAAAACATCATAGCTTACAAGGCTATCGCAGAATAACACCAACCAAATCAATAATATGGCTAAAGAAAACAGCGGATTCCTCTCGAAAAACAAATACAAAAAAGAGGAGAAACACCCAGATGTGAAGGGTAAAATCAATGTCAACGGCAAGGACTACGAGATTGCCGGATGGCAGAAGACTAACGAGCAGGGTTCCTACTACTCGCTCAAAGTTTCCGAACCTCGCGTTAAAGAGGAAGCATTCTAATTTGTCATAGGCGACAGGAGGGGGCTGGTTTTTCATGGTTCCCCAGCCTCCTCCAACTCCTACAAACTATATGGAATACCTAGTCCTGACCAAGCCGCTCAACCTAGAGCATTACAACTTCGCCAAGTTCTTTCGTGACGAGGACGAAGTAATCAGCTTCATTCGTGAGACTCCACATGAGGGCTTCCAGCGGGACATTCGGGTTATTTCGGGAGTAAACTGTCGGAAAACGACAGATTTCGACGACGAAGATTTGCTGGATACCTATGTGGAATTAACCAGTATAGCAACACACACAAATGAAGAAGTTGAATAACAACAATACTTTCCTTGGACTTTACCTTCCTGCTACCTGCAAGAAGAAGCTGGAGACTCTAGCCAAGTCCCAGCAACGATCAGTTTCCGGCCTTGTTCGCGTTATTGTCGAACAATACCTGAATAAAAAACTAAAATAAAACCTAAATACCTATGACACAAACACTCAAGGGGTCATTCAATACCCCGAAAGGCATGATCACTCGCATGGATTTAGCAGAAATGCTGTCCATTAAGCACAAGACTGATGTAAAGACAGCACTCAAACTCATCAAAACCTGCGAGCAGGACGACGAGATCGACGAGGATAGTCCATCAAACCACTTTGAATTGCTTGAAGAAGCCTGCGCCATTCTTGCATACGACAGAGGCGAGATCGACGCGAAGGAACTAAAGTTCTCCATCGTTAAGGCAGAAGCACAACTCGGCACAGAGCAGAGTATCCTTGAAGCAGCAATCAATACAGGTATGCACAATGGATATACTGCGCTCGCAGAGAAGTATGATTTTGCGAACCTAACGCAGTTCGTTCCGAAGGCTGGTGTTATCCCTTGCCCAGAGGATTACGCGGCAGCCATCGGCCTCGGTGTAGATATGTCCAGCAAGGGAATGTGGATCGCTGGTGAGGGCATCCGTCACCTTTACGCACTCGGTTTCGAGAATGTCGTCACACAGATCGCCGCATCTCTCAAGCTGTCTTACTCTCATGTGTCCGGCTGGCATCGTGCCGCCCAGCGTGTGCCTCTCAAGTATCGCAGTGAGATTTCCCCAACCGTAGCAGTCGAGATTGCCTGCTCTAAATACTCTGATGACGAAGCGACCAACAACAAGAAGGTTATCGAGCTAGTCGAGCAAGCCTGCAAAGAAGGCTGGACTGCCCTAGAAGCTCGCAGTCATGTTCGTATGGAACAAGGCAAGGAGCCTCTTGCAAAGACTCCGAAGGGCGCGAACTCATGGGTAGGAGACATGGGCGGAACAGACGAACTGCTAATCCTCGCTAGTCAATGGAGCATCGGCGGCGGCGCGGGAGAGCTGGATCAGTACCACTTCATCGGGAAACTGGTGAAAATTTTCAGCCGCTTGAAGGTTGAAACGCAATCCACGATCCGCCTTATCATTAACGACCGCATGAAACAGCATCACAAGTTAGAAGAGTCCGGCCAAGCTGGGCTGTTCGACGAAGACACAATGCAAGACCTACTAAAAATCGCTAAATAATTATGGAACAAGAAAATCAAATCGTATCTCTCAAAGAGATCGCAGACGGCATTCAGAAGACAATCGACCTTAACGACAGCAATCTTGAGGACAAGGACGGCACTCCGCTGGGCTTCCAGTTCCCGAAGCAGATCGTCGAGAAGCTAGACGAGGCTCGCTTTCTTTGTCTCTTGACTGATGCTTACCTAACGACATTCGGTGAGTTCTTTGAAGGTGACATGAGCATTACGGCATTCCTTGAGAAGCTGGACAAAGCTAAAGCCGCATTGAAATGAAAATCGCGCTCATCCTGTTGGCAGTATTGCTGTCTGGGTGTAGCACAATCCAGCAAGCGAAGACTGATTTCCGTAACTTCAAGAGGACTATATCATTCAACTTGGATCGACCAGTTGTGTATAAAGACAGCGTATTCTAATGTTCACGCAGAACGCTTCGGTTCCACAGCACATCTACGGATGCGTCCAGAAAGACATTCTGCATGGACTGACAGGCGTGAAGGGTTACGAGCCTTGCGTAATTACAGGCATCACCTCTGTTCCGAGCAGAGCGTTTTACTTCTCGATCCTTTGCGAAAGCGGAGCGCAATGGGCAAGGATACCTATTCACTACCTGCATCACGAAAAGCCAGACCCCGAACGGCAATGGTTCTGGCAGGCGCATGACCTTCAGTTATGGGATGCGATGGGTTGGGAGTTCTCGGTTGTGCAATACAACTACTTCCGAGAGATGGCTTGCACATTCAGAACTAGATCAGGCAAGGACATTCCTGCGAGGTATTGGTTTACATTAGATCACACAGACAACGGCTTCTCGCTTTGTCCGAGTCAGCACAAATGTTATCACATTCTGCTATTAGATGACGGGTCTGGACAGATAGCCGCCATGCCGAACAATCGAATCATTTGGAATGATCCATCATTTTGCCGTGGAGAGTTGCCGAGATACAAGGTGATGCCGAATAAGACTTGGCATTGCGAGAGATTTGATCTATTAAATCCTCAAGATACAGCCATTACACAAGATGCCTAAACGAAAGAACGGAGAACTGACAGAAGGGGAGAAGCGTTATTGCATGGAGAGAGTCCGAGGCAAGTCGCTCGCTAAAGCATACGAAGCATCAGGATATGCCGCGACACACAGCAAGTATGCGGCAATCCGTGGTGCAAAGATCGAGAACAGACCTCATGTCCAGAAATACATGGAGGAGTTGAAAGAATCCGTATGGGTGCAGAACGCAATGAGCATCGCCGAGAAGCGTTCCCTGCTTGCCGATGTGGCTAGAGCAAAGCCAGCGGACATAACCGAGGAGAGTCCTATTGCAAGTCTGTCTGTGGATGGAGAGGGAAACCGCAGTCTGCAAGGCCCGAAGGTTGGCGACAAATTGAAGGCAATCGAGTTGGATAGCAGGCTTTCTGGCGAGCTATCTGGTGATGATTCCAAGAACCAAGTTTTGATTCAGTTAGTCAATGACAGGCTAGAAATACCTAGCCTAGACGCGAAGGAGGTGAATCACATTGAAGAGTAAAGGTTTGTATGCTGCGATCCACGCCAAGAGGGAACGCATTAAAGCGGGTTCCGGCGAGCGTATGCGTAAGGTTGGAAGCAAAGGCGCCCCAACAGCAAAGGCATTTAAGCAATCCGCAAAGACAGCAAAAAAGGGCTAGGTAATCCTAGCCCCGTTTTGCAGAGTGTTGTTTTATTGTTTAACAAGCATTCGCGTAGTTCCTCAATAAGCGAATGACTCGTTGCGCTTCCGTGTTCGTGTAGTGCCAGATATTCCCAACTGGCAGACCAACCTGCGTCTTGAGCTTAACGATTAGCTCAAGCTGGCGTTTCGATGCGGTCTTGCTTTCGGATTCGTGTGAAAACATTGTCTCCTCCTTTCCGTTTGAAGGCCAGCACCCGTCCGTCTTCCGTAAGGATGCAGCAGTTGTCCTTGATGCGCTCGACTCCGTAAATCTCCGCGAGCGGGAGTGAATCGAATGCACGATTCTCGTATGTTGTAGATAGTATTACCATTTTAGTGTGTGTTTTAGTTTAGAGGCAAATCCTACGGCCCCTGTATCGGAGATTATTGTCTAGGTATGCTTGGTCGCCATCCTCGAAACCAATGTCGTATAGCAACTGATCGTCGTTGTATGTGAATGGGTTGCAGTATTCCATGCCATCGTATCCATCGTCGAATCCGCGAATATAAGCAGGGTGGTTGTAATATATTGAGTGACGGAGTTCGGTTTTGCAGTGTGTTTTCGCGTGGGCAGGAGCGAAGGATAGGACTAATGCGCCTGTAATGATAAGTAGTCTTTTCATGTGTGTTTATTCTTTCCCGATTGCTTTAAGAGCGCGATTCAGAATATCGGCCCGTGTGTCGTTAGGACTGACAACCATTGCGGCTATGTCCTGCAATGCAGTCAGAAGTTGTTTCTCGCGTGAGTTCACGCCACGCTTGCGTGTGTGTTTTGTCCAGTTGGTTTGTGTTGGTTTCATTTGTTTGATTTTCTGCTAGGCTTAAACTCAAATCCCCACCAAATCGGATTCTCGTTTTCTTCTTCAAGAGTTTGGCAAACGATTACGGAATTGTAATCTGGAAATGCATCATAGCCTTCTGGGACTTCGCCATCTGGCAGTCTCCAGTAAAGGTCATCGCCGAGACATTCAAGAGTGCCAGTAAATTTATCTAGGATTCTCCCTCGTTTGGAACAACCCTTGAACTCACGCAAAGTCCAAGTGCCTTTCGTGTCCTGCGAAGGTTTTTGAATAGGCTTATCCCAATAGATGGTGACAGACCATTTAATAGCGTAGCCTTGAGATACTGATTCTAGGACACTAACCTTGGTTTTGAATTTGCGATTACCACAAACTCGTTCAATGCGCCCGGACAGATTCCTGAACCATGTTAGATTGTCAAACTCACCTTCCTTTGGTTCAATGACTTTTCCGATCCCCCATTGGGCGTTATCGCCAGCAATCAATTTCCATGCCGCTTCTTCTTCTGGAGGTGGAAGGGCGCGTGATCCATTGTAAGGATGGAATTTAGTGCGTTTTGAGGTAGCAAATACAGTTGCTCCGCAAATTGCTTCTTCGATGTATATTTGTATGGTTGTTTGTTTCATTGTGTTTTTTTCGATGGGTTTGGTTGAGTTTTAGGATAAACCGAAGAACGGAACTTCGGCACATTGTTTTCGCAGGTTTTTGCGATTTTAATGTATGCCTCTGGAGGGAGACAGGTTGGGTATGTTTTCTCTACTGCGTTCATTGTGTTGGTTTATGGTTTATGGTTTATCGTTTAACAATACTGACTGACATTCTCGCGTGATGCCGTGCGATACGGATTGCATTGCACAGAGCTTTTGCGCGGGGAATGGTGATTCGGATTTCATCTAGGTTGTGGCGTTTTGAGTTTTTAACCTCATAAGCCATTAGATCGTGGATTTCGTTTAGTAATGTGTTCATTTCACAACCTCCTCGAAATCAAAAGCGACAACATCCCCGTATTTGACGCATTCGTTCATATATTCCAGTAGTTTATCGTATGCTTCCTCCTCGGAATTAGCTTCGATTTCATCGTTGAATGTTATTTTGTATGTTTTCATGTGTGTGCTTCTATTTTTTTGTGTGTTGTGTTTCTGATTTAAACAAGCGGATTGCCTGCTTTTTCGTATATCCGAAATACTGGCGGGAGATTAAATACCCTTCGATTATATCGGAAATCTCTATTGCGCCTTGGAATGTTGTGCGAATGCTCATTTTTCCCCCTTTGCTTTGCGGATTGCTTCACGGGCTTTTGCAATCGCTTCGCAATTTTGCAAACCTTCGTGTGTTGCGGACTGATCTAGTTTTTCGGCACGAGAAAGCAATTTTTCGAGTGTTGAAAGCAATTCAGGCGCGGCGGTTATAAGGTTCATAGTTGCAAAAGATTTCGGCTTGCAATCCCAAGCAAAAGCAACCCTGTATCCTTCAAGGGAGTTTACTTCAAGATAATCAAAATCTTTAGGAGTTCCATCATGCCAGCGTGATATGCGATTAATTGCCCAAGGGGCGGGAGCGTGGAGTGTTGTTTTCATTTTTCGGTGTGTTGTGTTTGTGTTTTTAGTTGCTGAATCTGATTTTCTATCTCTCGGCCTTTTGCGATTAACTCACGGGCTTTTTCGAGTGTTAGGTTGTGGTATCGGGCAAAGCATTCCGTAGTGAGGAAATCATTGAACCAGATTCGATATGCTGTGTGTTCGTTCATATCTGTGTTGTGTGTTAATTTTTCCAAGAATATCCGCCGATAATCCGCGCTCCGTATTTTCTGCGGGAAATGTTATTGCGCGGGATAATATGCAGAGCCGTGCTTTCGATTATTTCACCGGGTAGATATGCGCCGCGCCTTGCGGTTATTTTGGCCTGAATTTTGCAACCGCTAGTTTTTCCGGCGTATTTTTCATTCATTCCGAAATCATCCTTTATCTCAATAACCTTGCAAGGAATCAATCCCGCGAAGGAATCGAAAAAAGCTAGTGTGCCGATCGTGTTTTCGTTTTTCATGTGTGTTTTCTAGTGTGTTGTTTTTCCGGTGAATTTCGCCATATTCAAATTGAAATCGACATCCACATACCCGAGTTCCTTTAGTTTTTTAATCGCATAAAATGTGGGACGATGTGTTTTTTTGTATGTGTGCCATTGTCCAGAATGTTTTGCATAAAAGGCCAGCGTTGCCAGCGTTGAGTTTGTTTTCATGTGGTTTGTGTTGTGTATTGTGTTGTGTTGTGTTGTGTGTTTATCGGTTCGGCTTTGTGCCGCTCCATGCCGCGCACCTGTTAAGATGCGCGGAGTTGGAACATCACAGAGTGTCGAGAGCCTTTTGCAAATCCATTTTGAGAATGTTTCGGATCAAGTCAGAATTTTTCCGTGCGTCTTTTCTAATGCGCTCCGCTTGTTCCTCCGCATCTTTTAGGATTCTTGCCGCTTGTTCCTTTGCAAGGGTAAGGGTGTTTTGCTCCATTTTTCGCGTGTCTGCCCATCCCATTTGCGGGAGTAAATCAGAGCGCATATCGGATTCAATAAATGGGAGCTGGTCAATTAACCAGTCGCCACAATAGGAATTCGGGCCGAGTTTTTCCGCACATTCGCGGAGTGTTTCGATTTCTTGGGATTTTGTCATATGATTTGAAAGGTTAAGATGGTGAGAATTATTGTTAAAAATAGCAGGCGAATAAAAAATGAGTCTTTTGCTTTTTCGTATTGCAAGCGGGATTTCAATTTGTTCATGCTGTTGCAATAGCCTCCGCTTTGCGTTTACTTGTTCCGTGCGCGCGGAATCCAATAATGACAGATCGATTTGCGCGGGAACATAGTTGGCAATCGGCACAAGTGATATCGTCCCTTTGCTGTGCGGGGCAAACGATACCCTTCCGGCCTTGCGGAGTGTAAAAAGTATCGGGAGTATTTTCCGGCACAACCGCGACAACCGGGCCTGCATTCAAACCGGCAAGGCGGTCGGCGTGGGTGATGGAATTTCCCGATAGGTTAATAGTAAACCCGTTTGCGTTTGCGTGTGCCACGGCGGCCCGATTGGATTTTTCCATGAGTGAATCCCCTTCGCAAGGTTTGTGCGTATAGGTAAATCCACGGCGGCCCGTGTTTGCGCTCACTAGCTTGGCAAGGTCTGCCGTGTCTATATTGTCGCCAAGGCCGGGAAGGTCTCCCGCTTGATTGTGCCGCCAAACCTGTCCAACCGGAAAAGCCTTGATTTGATTTGACAGCATTTCGATTGAATCGCCGCGCTTGCCAAGGGTGACGGCTTGCCAATGGATAGCCAATGGCCCGCCCTTCGCGTAACAACCGCCCGATTTAAAGGGGCAAGCATTTGGGCAAGTTTCGGCTGATGATGTAGTCACAGGGATCGGCCCCGTTTTGACATTGGATGATTTTAGAGTCAGGTGAATGTTCATGTTTTGGTTTAGGTTTTTCGCGGGTTAATTCCCGCACATTTAGACATAGCAACCCCCGTGCCAACTCCCGCGCACCCCACAAATGGCCCGAAAACCTGCACAGCATTTTTCATGCCATGGGAAGATTTTGCCGCTTTTAGGGAAAAGATTGCCTAGTGCTAGGCAAGGTTTGCCGATAGCATGGAGGGAAACGATAGCATACTAGCTAGGCAAGTAAGGGAAGCAATCAAGACAGCAACGCAAGACTAGGCAAGACACGCAAGACATGAGAAGCGGGAGGCCAAACACCTCCCGCTTTTTCTTGCGGATGTTTGTTCATTTATTTCTGAACAAAATGAAATGATGGAAGGGGAAAGGTAGTGGTAGGGCATGGAATAGCAGGCGAGCCACAGCGCAAGACTGGCAACGCATTTCCCCGCCCTATAAAAGCACGGCATTCCCTCCCGCATCATTCCCCTTGCCAGCTAATCAAACGCATTCCTGTGCCAACCTCGCGCAATTTACTTGCAAGCCATTTGCAACAATGGCCTGCATTCCACTATCCTCTAGTGGTCTTATATGAAGTTACTTTGATTATCAATCACTTGCACAAGCTGTCACGCTATGTCATGCGTATGCCTTGCGCTAGTCTCAACAGGGCGGGGCAGAGCAGGCCGTGAGCTGGTAGGTAGGTAGGCAGGCATGACGGACGGATGGATGGACGGATGGATGGACGGACGGAGCGCACACTATACAAGGCACGGCGGTAGGGAGGGGGCATGGCAGGCCGTGAGCCGTGGGGCGGGTAGGCT